ATGGTTCCAAGTAGTTGTGTGATGTCTTGACCAAGAGAGTATCCGGGATGTTTGGTTATGTCCTTATCATATTCAATTTCATTGGGGAACTTAAGGTAAGACCATATTGCATATATCTTTTGATATCTTGGGTCATTCTTTAGTTCGTTCTTCCAATAGGGATTAACCGGAACCCCCATATAGTCAGAGAGTTTATCAAGGTCTATTAGTAGGTCAATGTAATGTGCTGATTCGTATTGGTCTGACTCATCATCTTTATATCCTATAACAAATGGATATGTTTTGGATAGACCTTTGACTGACATCTCAATCCCCTTTCTTTTCATTGGGGTTATATCCTTTGGGGTTTCTTCTTTCATACTAATAAATATATTGAATATTTTATTTGGTTATGTCATTTGTTATTCGTACCTTTGTATCACTGAATTGGTAACCACACCAACAGGGGGCGGACCTTAAGGGTGGAAGAGTAGACTCCACAGCGCTTTATATTTTTTATATAAATCCCCCCGTTTAATTTTTGTTGATTCTAAATAATATTATTCCTATCTTTAAATAAAAACACTATGAAAGACGAGACTTATAAAATCATCATTCGTGATTCTAAATCACAAACCACAGTTGAGACAACAATTACCGCTAAAAGATATCAGGATGCTAAGTTAATGGCTGAATCTATGTATGGTGGAAAAAACATTACTATCACAATTATCTAAGATTTTTTGAGAATATCATAATTGACCCTACGTGGTTTTGAAAAAATAGTGTAATGATTCCCCCATTTATTTGAGAATGTCATAATTTATTTATATCTTTGTACTTTACCGGTGTTCATCGCCGTCAACTCTTAATAACTTAAACTATTATGACTATGTTAATCATACTATTAATTTCCGGAATCCTACTTCTAATGATGGCTTATATGGATAAACATATTATCCCCACTCTTAATCCGGAAAACAAGTTCCGTAAATGGTGGAGAAAACATATTATTGATGAAGACCCTTTTGACCATTTATAAAATCGGTCACATAAGATAGGGAATGATTTCGTATCTCCATATTTAAATCCTTATAATCCCCCTCATTCAGTGGGGACTCTTGGTCTATTAATGTAATCACCTTCCACATATCCGTTTTGATTAGTTGAAGGACATCCTGTTTTATTCTCTTCCCTATCCTTGAATAGGTATATACACATTCCCCCACTCCATAATCTACTACATATGTCTCACCTGACACACTGACAGATGGGGTAAACCCGGTTAAGTATTTGTAAATCGACTCGTTAGAGGAGTATTGTTTTGGTACCATAAATGTTAATAACTTTTTATAAATATAGTTATCAACAATGGGGATATCAATACTGTCAGGGGGAATTGTTTATAACTTTTTATGTTAAAATTCTTGATTTTGACAAAATGTCAGTCACGTTCGTCGATGGGGATAATCCTTTTCCCCCCTTTTAAGGTACAGACCTTACCCCACTCTACCACTTTTTACCACCAAATATGTGTTCCAGCATAGTGAGAAGTCAATTTTTTCCCCCTGACGATACTCTCAGGACCAATTATTTTACTATATACGTTTCCCAGTAAATTCTGTAAGTAATGGTATAGTAGGCGTGGGAACCGTTAGGTGTTAGGAAAGTATCTTCAACGACCACTTTAGTGGGGTATTTATGACCTATAATGAACGAACTCAATCATCCATATATGGGACACCATACAGACACAAAATACCATTAAAAGTTATTATTTGTATCACTCTTATGAGTTTAAAACTGACTACACTGATACAAAACATAACTTATTATACCGGATTATATTCATTCACATATAATTAACCACTTGTGGTTCCCTTTATATGTCTTTACATATAATCCACAATAACATCCCTGAGTGTTCATCTCATTACATTGTTCATTGCCAATGAACATACACTTTAAATGAACACCATACCGGATAACTAATTGTGTCGGAGACCGACACATAGTGGAGTGTCCTTCACTTGTCCCTCTTCTTAGTGGGGGGAACGAAGTTCCCCATTATAAATGGGGGGATATTCGTATTTATCCGTATATATACGAATTGATATACGTATAAATTATTGAGTTTTTTATACAGATGAATATTGATGTGTATAAATAAATGGATTCTTTATATATAAGAAAATAGTAAAGGATGAAACTATGAGTGAATTCCGGAACGGAGTGTAGGACTATGAACGAATGGATTTATCGTTTAGTATTTTTTAATTAGTTAATATTATTTGATACTTCATATCGGCAACATATTCTAATATAGATTTTTTGGGTTGTTTAATAAATCTCATAATATGTTTGTTTGGGTTGAACTTTTCTAATTCAGGTAATACATCATTATCCCCCATAACATAATTGTGGGTTTTAGTATAATCTAATGCGTATTTATTATATCCTTCACCATCCATAATAGTAATAGATTTTCTATCTCCACCCCATAATTCTAATTCGGTGATATATTTGTCTAAATCATCCTCATATATACACCAACATTGTATTCCTTTATAAGGAAGTTTTCTTTTTGTTCCTATGTTATCAAACTTATCATATCTAACAAATATGTATTTCCCCCGGGTTTCTTCATCTGATGATTCTTTTATAACCCCCATCATTTGTTTTATCCTATGTATGTTTTCGTGTAAGTTCATACTAATAAATATAAAAAAAGGGAGAATGTTACTTCCCCCTTTTAATTATTTTCTGATGAATAGTTTTATCGTTTAGTATTTTTCTAATACAACATACATAATATAACCATCATCATAAAAGTATCCGTAGTCTTTTATTTTCATATTAAACTCTTCCCCTATTCGTGGGAATCTATTTGTTACGATACTTTCTATAACTTCTGATTCGGACATACCTTTGTATTGTGGTTTGTTATATACGGCTGACCAACAAGAATCAACCCATCCTTCATAGAATACAATTGTGTTATTATCTAATATGTTCTGTATATATACTTGGTCATCGTAACCGTCCCAATCATCCACCAACATATCGTACTCAGGTTTCTCTATATTGTAGTTTGGATTTTCATTAACTTGTTTGAAGAAATTATCTATTAACTCCATTCTTGTTATATCTGACATTGAACAAGACCTATATTGTTCTTCCCCCATTTTTTCGAATCGGTTCTCATCAATTGAATCCATCATTTGTTTTATCCTATGTATGTTTTCGTGTAAGTTCATACTAATAAATATAAAAAAAGGGAGAATGTTACTTCCCCCTTTTAATTATTTTCTGATGAAGAACATATCTCTTCTTACTTTCTTCATTGTGGATAGTGAATCATTCTCTGTGTCTCTATATCCTAATGGTAATACAAGTGTAGATTTTAATCCTAATTCTTTTAATTCTAATATCTCATCTACTTGTGATGGTACGAATCCCTCCATTGGAGTTGAATCCACCCCTTCTATTGCTGATGCTACTAATGAGAACCCTAATCCTATATACGTTTGTTTCTGAGCCCATATTGTTTTTTGTTCTTCAGACATATTTGTGATTGTTCCCACCATCATACCTTTTAAATCATCTAATACATTCACCGGGATGTTTCTTTGGTCCGCTATAGTGTTGATGTAGTTCTCCACCGACCATTCGGTAATCTCGTCCCATACAGCGAATACCAATACAGCTGATGAATCTTTTAGTTGCGTTTGCCCGTAACACGCTCCTACTAACTTTTCTTTTAACTCTTGGTCCTCCACCACGATTACCTGATACGGTGTTAGCCCATATGAACTCGGAGCCAATCTTGTTGCCTCTAAGATTCTCTCTAATTTATCCTGAGGTATTTTATCCCCATTCATTTTCTTGGTGGCATATCTCCACTGTAACGATTCTATTAATTCCATAGTGTTATTTGTTTTTTATTAGTTTTATTATGTTTGTTTGAATATCTATGTTTTCTATATTCCATTCACCCTTTGGTAAGGGAAAATAAATTTCATCCCAATTACTACTATCGTTTGTATCAGCAATTAATTTATTGCTAGTAGATATTCCCACATTCATATACCCTTTTGGTATTTTAATTATTAATTCTTTCATATCCTCCTCACTATAACCTTGTTGTTGCTTTTCCATTTCTTTGGCTTGTTCAAGTAATTTACGTTCTCTGTCATCAAACTCACTTGGTTTCATTTCTGTAAGTTCAGATTGTTTAATTAGTTCTTTTAGTTCAATATAGAACCATTCTACTGCTGATTTTTTCATACTAATATTTGTTGTTTATTTGTTTTAATTCATTCTCTATTAACTCTTTTTTGTATATTAACAGTAACCTTTTACTCTCTTGTCGCACAATATCTTCCGCTATAAGATAAAGTTGTCTTCCCTCCTCTGTTGACCATCCTGTTCTTGTAAGACATAATGCCTGTATTAATGTTAATTCTTCCATAATCTTATTTCTTTTTAATTTTTTGTTCGTTTTCATCATATAGGGGTTCATTCCATAATATTCCTACTACAGCAGCACCCAATACAAATCCTATTATCATTCCTATAAATAATAGTTCCATAATCTTATTTGATTTTATCTAATTATAATTATTTTCCCCCGGATAATCAATAAAATGTTTTATCTTTGTTTGATATTTATTTATATGAAAGTAACGATAACCGAAAATAGAATGTATAACCTCCTTAATAAATCCCTCGAACATTTGTTTGATGGCTTTGATGATACCTATTATACTTGGGCAGACTTTAACTGTGGTTGGGGTGTATGTTGTGATATATATGCCGTTGGTTTTACACTTCCCGATAGGGAACACGATGACTACCTTTTTAAACTAATTGATAGTGAGAACTATGATAATAACGGTGACTACGGTGAAGAACTAACAGGCGAACTACCTGAAATATGTGAAGAACAACCTGACATAACCAACCCCCAATTTGATACCATTATCTTTTATGAACTATTTGTAGAAGAACTTGAGAGTTACTTAGGTCCAATACGTAATTGGGGTAGTGAATTGTTAGGTCTGTTAAATACTAAGTTCGGTATGAATGCTAAGAAAATAATATTCATATGAGAATAATAATCACAGAAGATAAAAGAAATCGTCTCGCAATTAATTGGTTAGAAGATGAATATCCCGACTTAAAAAAGATGGTGTTCCCCTCACACGAAGGTGTATTTATATCCGATAAAGGAATGTTCAAAATGCTTTACAACAGTAGAGTAAAAGGATTCTATGTTTTAAGTGAAATATGGGACTTTATCCGTCATATGTTTGGATTTGATAATGATGAAGTTAGTAAGATATTATTAGAGTGGGGTAATAAAAAGTTTGGATTCAGAGCCAAGAAATGTTATAAAGTAGACCAAATATGAAAATAGTTATAACTGAGAACAAAAGAAACAAAATTGTAACCAAATGGTTGGATATGAACTATGGTGACTTAGTGATGGGGTCGACTGGTCATAGATATATATATTATCTTGATAAGGGTAGAAACAAAATCTTTACATTTAATCGTAATACAGCAGGGATAGTTGATTTATCTGAGGAGATATCAAATCAATTAGTATCTATGTTTGGTATAACAAGTGGTTATGATATAAACGATATCTTTATCCCTTGGCTTATGAAAACATATAATCTATATGTTGAAAAGGTTAGGTATACTACTTGGCATTGTAATAAGTGTGGTAGATATCATATCACTAAATATCATATTGATTAATCCCCACGCTTATTAGTTTGTAGACTTATATTGTTGGGTTATAAGGTTGGTGACTTATATTATGAGTATTCGTAGAAATCATCCCCATCTGTGGTGAATCTAAACAAAAATCTGTAGGGTATTGAACCAAGAATATTTAAAACACTATGACATTCATCTACAATCTGTTCCTCAACTTCCTCTTCGGTTCCTGCCATCCAAAATGTAATCTCTATTAGGTTATCATACGATGTTATGTGATATTCCATAATATCATCATCCATAGGTAATACGTATTTATCTATTAACTTATCTACTATTTTTAATATTGCCTCCATAGTGTTAAATGTATATTATATAATACATTATCCCAGTTTTTATTGTGTTTTGTATATTATAATATACATTAATAACTTTTTCCTGTTCCTTTATGTAACAATCTAAGACAGTCCGGCAATATGTTCTCAAATGTTACTATATGATGTTTATAGTCACCATCATCAAAATGTCTATCTTTATACCAAGTAACCCCGGCACATTCCGTATTGATAATCCAAATGTCATCATCATAAGTAGAATCAAACATTTGTTTTTTGTCTAACGAATCTGTTGCGAATATGGATGGTTTACATTCCGTATCACCCCCGACGTGTTGTTGGTAACAATCCCCTACCGATGTTTGAAGTCCGGTAAGTTCTATGTTCTCCCTCCACGCAGGATTTGATTTATGAACAATATATTCTCCCGGAGTATATTCATCACTCGCCGGAGAATAGGTTTCTTCCCTTAATATTCTTCTTATGGTATTTTTTAAACTCATATCTATTTGTAGTGTTTTAATGCGTCAACCATAAATAAGAAAACCTCATCTAATGTATTATCATCTAAATCTGTATATCGTTCAGTAAAACTACTTTTGTGTCTTTCATAATCTTCACCATCATAAACATCTACGGTAACAAAGTCCGAATGGAAATACTCAATTTGATGTAACTCATCACCAGGAGAACCATATGGAATTGCATCCATATTTAATTCATACGTAGATATCCCGGTTGAGTTACGTTCTTCGGCCAAATGTTTGACCACATCATTAATAAAATCAATCATTTCTTCATTTGAAAACACATAATCCCCCATCATTTTTGTAAGATTATTATATCCCCCAAAATAACGAATGGCTTGGTATAACCCCATTTCTTGAACAACATCAACCACTTTATTCTCATTGATAATCCCCATCATCTGATGGATTCTATGTATGTTCTCGTTTAAATTCATATCTTAATGGTTTAATAATATCTCAACCAATTCCTCAATTATTTGCACAGGTAAACTTTCATACTTAGCATAATAGTCCCTTAAATGACTACTATACTCATTTTCATATACACTAATGTCCACACTTGTTAGTCCTAACCATTCTATTTGATGTTCCTCCCCATCTTCATTACTATAATGAAGTGGTTCTTCATCTATCACTTGTAAAACAATACCACTACCATCATCACTTAATTCTTTAACTTTTTCTTTAATAAAATTAACCTTATCAATCACTTTTAAGTATGGCTCAATTGTGTAGTAATTCCCAAAATAACGGATGGCATCAGAAACCCCCAAAGTTTTAATCATATTGGAAATACTATTATCTTTATCCTCTTTTATAATATCATTACAACTATTTACGTATTTGGTAAACATATCTAATTTCTGTCCGGTATAATTATAAACCAAATCCCACACTTCATTCATTACATTATCCATCAATTGAGCTCTTGTTGCTGAATACCCACCTTTATGAGCGATTAAATAAAATGTTATCCTGTAATTCTCATAATTATTATCCGAATGTGGTAGTTTGGTTCTATTGTCCGGATGTTTAACCTCAACCTTACAAAGAATGTCTTTGTGGTCATCAACAAACCCATCTAGCAATGTTTCAATAACTGAAGTTAAATCTCTTTTAGATTCCTCATTAACTATACTCTTTATGGTTCTTATTAATTTCATTAGTAACTTACTAAATTTGCTGCCGTTATTTCTCTAACACCATAATCCGGGAAATGTTTTTTGAAGAAGTCCTGAAGTGCGTATTTAAAATGTCTTGATAAATAACCGTATGGTATATAACCTTCCAAATTTTCTTGTAAGGAATAATCATACCATAATCTTTCATTTATTTTATCGTATTTAATTAGATTTTTGTCAAGGTTTTTCCCATTAAGTAAAACTATTATTTTACCATTGTTAATTTCCGCATATGAATTTATTTCTGACTCTAAAAGCTTAATTATAGTTTTTTTCCATTTTGGATATTCTTCCTCATACTCTTGGTCAGAACGAGCTCTTGAGACGTAGGCATCTTTACCTTCCATCATTTCTTTGATTCTATCAATGTTTTCCTGTAAGTTCATATTATTTTTCTTCAGGTAATTTAGTATCTTTAATAAACTTCTTGTGTGAATCTTTATACGATTTCTCAGTCTCATCATTTACATCTTTGGTGTATTGCCAATTCCAATACAAGTCATCGTTTGGTTTAAATCCATAGAATCTGTGAACTTCTTTCTGAACTTCAGTAACATTCTCACCATTCCAATTCTGTCCAACACAAATGAATCCGGTCTCAATATCTTTAACAAGATTTGATTCCCCAAGTGTTGCGTGTCTGTTCTCAATCCAAGTCAATCTCTCAATTAAGTTCTGATAGAACATATTGGTTTGTCCCCATCTAACTGAACTGAAGAATACAACAGCATCAGATTCAAATAACTCTTTGGATATCTTCCATAACTCATCCTTTGGATTGTTATAACTTGCCCAACATCTATGGTCTCCGGATGGATTCTTTTTCTTATCTTTGAGCATCGCTTTAAGTAATCCACAGCTGTTCCCGTCTTTTCTTGATACATTCCCCTCACAAGGAACAATATTAAGTTCAGAGACATCAATTAACATTGAGTCTTTTAACTCATCGTTAAGATACATTGCAATCATCTTTGATTTTGGTATGTCAAGGTTTTTATCATCCCAATTATGTCTGTTGGAACAACTTAAGATTAAAACTTTTTTCTTTTCTTTAAGAATATCTAAGGTTTTTTTAATTGATTTCCACGCATCTGATTGAACCATCTCTTCCGAAATCATCATTTCTCTTATTCTTTGTATGTTCTCGTGTAAGTTCATAATAATAAATATATTATTTGGCGGAATAGTTTTAATTTTATATCTTTGTTGTCTAAATAATATACGATGGAATCACAAAATCACAACACCGCGCTTAAACTTATATCACATATTAAAAAATATGTTAAAAAATACCCTGTAACCGGAATGGTCGAAAGAGAACAATGGTTTCAGTTTAATTATAGAGTCACCGGAGTTAAATTTAATGACGACAGATGGTATTGGAATAGAGCTCTTTATGTAAATGTTGAAGTGTCTGACAAATATTGGTTACAATCAACCCAAGAATGGAGTTACGTAAAATACTATATGTGGTCATCAAGAAGAAGAAACCAACACATTAGAGCTTTGGTAAAAGACGAGGTAAAACAATTTTTTGACATATTCTCATTCCCTTATAGAGTGGTGATTAAAACAATTAAAATGGTGAAACCTTAATTTAATACCTTTAAATAATGAAACTACTTAAATACTTAATCATCCGAGTGACTTGTAAGAACGCCGACACCGCTCTTAAAGTATATACAACATTATATTCTAATGTAACACCAATCGTTTCTCAACCACAAGTTGTTAAACAATTTATTAATGTACCTAACTCTCCTCTTAAACCTATGGATAAGAAACAGGAGATGATTGAATCATTGGAATACCTTAAATCAAAATCTGTGAAATCCAAACAAGATAAGGAATCTATCTCTATGTTGGAAGCTGTGTTAAAAAATATGATGTAATTACCTTTTATGGTAGGATAAACCCCATAAATTGGGGTTTATCTTGTGGTGATTGGTAATATATTTCATTCACGCTTTACTACACATTTTGGGTAGTTTTGCAAATGAAATATAATAAAAAATGCTCGTTATTACGGACATTCGTAATTTTGTTCAGAATAACGGACATTTAATCATAACTCATTATCTATCCACAGCTCAGAATATCTAACTATTTTATCTGTTAATTCCTCAAAACATATCCCTATCATTTCCTCAAATTCTTCTTTAGATGAAACAAACATTCTTAAACTCATAAAGTAATCCGGATATATAATTAATTGATTGTTACTTGGTCTATATAACAATCCTGTAACATTATTATCATCATATACCTCATCAAAGTAAATATAAATAATACTTGTACCACCACCCATTCTTGTTGGAGTTAATTTATTAAACAGGTTTTTAAACTCCTCTCTAAATAACATATCTCTTTTATCTTCTGTGATTACTATTCTCATTTTTCCCATTTACCATCCAATTCCCATTTTGTTTTTCTTTCACCAATATTAAGACCAAACATTGAATTGATTTCACGTTTAATTTGTTTTAATGTCCAAGTTGGACTATGTGTCATTTTACCATTAATAAACCCAACACTAATCACATTTTTAAGTAATGGACTTTCCTTTGAGGTAACATCATTATCTTCAAAACCCCAAATATAACCTTCAGGTCTTGTTGAAAATGTCACACTTTTAACCATAGGATATCCATCAAGGATATATCTCTCGATGGCGTTATGTAATTTATTCTCTGTGATTAGTACTTTCATTATCTATTTCGTGAGTTATAAACACTTCTGTATTTACTTTTTAGTTCATTATCAGACATATCTTCTAATTCATTTTTTCTATAGGCTGTTTGGTTATCTAAATAATCAATCATCTCTTCTCTACTCAAATTTTCAGTATTAATCATCTGATAACATTTACGCCAATCATCCATCTCGTGAGTTTCATCTATTTCAAACTCCGGGTGTCCGGTCTCTTGACCAAACTTGGTAGCGTATTTATCATCATACCATTCGGTAACCACATTAAGTATAAAGGATTTTCTAACTTTTAACATTTGAGATAAAAAATCAATCTCTTCTTTATCAATATATAAATCACCAGCGAAGAACTTTTCTTCATCACTATCTTCACTATTGAAAAAGTATCTCGCCTCCATAATAATTTTATTACCTTTACACCATTCCTCACTATAATTTCCGTAATTATCATCAGGTGGAACAATAACTCTATTTGTTTCAGAAATTAAAGACTCCATTTGTTTAATAATAAGACGCTCAAAACTTTGATTAGATTTTGTAAATCTTTTCTGAACTTCCTCTCTCAATATCTTTTTAATTAACTCTTTCATATTAGTTTAATACTTCTTTATTTACGTGATGAACAATCTCAACCGGTAATTCAAAAAACTCTAAAAACCATTCACCAATAATATCTCTAACTTGTTTTTGTGTATAACTCAACATTCTAAGTGGACGAGTAACATCTTCACAGATATATAAAGATTTTGCGGCACTACCATAAATCATAATAACACCATCACCATTACGATATTCAATACGCATCTTTTCCCCCATTGAATCAGTGTAATAATTAACATCCTGATACATACCGGAGAACTCCTCAGTTAATATCTGTTTGGCTAATCTGTCTCGTTTATCTTCCTTAATCACAATCTTCATAACAATAAATATCTTATAAATTAAAAACCCCCAATTAATCTTGAGGGTCATCTAAATAATCATTTTCACACTTCTTTATTGATGTAGGTTTTTCATACTCACCAATAGTTTCTAATTTACTTTTTAACACGTCAATGTCTTCTTGAGAATACATTGGAGCAAAAGATGGTCTTGAATGAAACGGAATGTTCTCTCTATCTTCCCATTTTTTTAGTCTATACTCATAATTTTTTATGTCAGCAACAAATGATGATGCCCCATACCACTTATCATAATCCTCCTCAGATTTGATGTAACTAACCTCGCCATAGTTACTAATGTTAGCATCCGGATTGGTTGTATACACATCCACGATACCATCGTAACCATCATACTGCTCGCATAAGTCATTCACAGCACGTTCGTTGGTTAATGTTTGTTTCCAATTATTACCATACGACCTAACCTGACAGATATAAACAAACCCATCGTTAAGATTGTGTATGTAATTACCTATCTTGTTTTGAAGTTCTCTTAATTCCGATACCGAGTATTTTGTAAAGTCCATTTCCATTTGGCAAATGTAAGCATAAAAAAAGGAAGTAACAAACACTTCCTTGATTTTTTATTTCTTTTTTTCGATTGCTTCATTCAGTGTCTTGAGAACTTTATTGACCGATTCTTGAACTGCTTCAGGTTGGGGATTATTACCTACCGCACAATGTTGAGCCATTGGTAATTGAATATTAACATTAAAACTGTCATTTAAAGCGGTTTCAAGTTTACGAAGACCACTATTATCACAACCGTAAATGTTAATCACATTTTTAATAAACGCACCCGGTCTTTTTCTTATATTTTGAATAATTAATGGATTTAAACTATTACCTCTTTCACCAAATAATTTTCTAATAGCCGCTTCTCTACCTTTATCTGAAACTTTAGTTTTAGTTAGATACAACCCTTTTGATTTTAAATGAGAATAGTCTAACAATTTTTTTATTAATAACTCTTGTTCAGGTGTTCTTTTTTTATTTCTACTTAATGTTTCAACATCTTTCAATATTGCTTGATTAATCATTTCCTCCCTTAATGATTTATCTAATACAATATTTCTACCCATATCATCAACCCTAAGTGTTTGAATAATAAAATATTCCACATCATAATCTAAATTATCATCAACAGTTATATCTACTTTTCGTCTTCTAACTTCAGCAACAGTTATATCTCTCCCATCAATATTTTTAGTAATTCTTGATGCCAACGTTCCTTCATTCGTAAAACTATTAAAATTAACATTAATCCCTCTTCTGTTTGAATTGAATATGTTTCTTTTTGATTTAACAAATTGAGGGAATTTTATTAAAACTTTTATTGGGTCTACACCAATTAAATTTTTAACCCCTATCGCACCATTAACAAAATAAAAATTATTTATATCCTGAATAATATGGTCAATTATATCGTTCTTGTCATATTGATAAACATCTATTTCATTTATAGTCGCAAAATTACCAAACATAAAATAAGTTATTGGTTGGAATGTTTCCGGTCTATTCAACATTTTTTCAATAAATTCTATACCTGTATCACCAAAAATAGGATTAGTCATTAAATTATTAAAAACATCTTTAATATTTGCACCAGTTATTTTTTTATCTTTATATAACTCATTTATTTTTTCTTTAACACCTGTAGTATCTTCATCTAATTGTGGGTGAAAACCTTTCATTATACCCCCTAAAGTTTGTTTTTTATTTGGGTCAAAGGATTCGGAAAATTTAATCGATATGTTATTACTCCCAACTTTAACATCAGTTTTATCCAAAGTACCTTCCAAATTAACCACACTACCACCAAATACACCACCAATTAAACCTTCAAAAGCTTTACCTCTTAAACTTACAGAATCAGGTGATAATATTACATCATAATACCATTGTATAAATCTTTGTTGTGATTCAAGTTTAAAACCATCAGTACTACTCACTCCCGGAAATGAAAGTGTGCTTGGTCGACCAACTCTAAGTGGTGCTATGTCATATGACGTTAACGCTAATTTCATCGCCTCACAAGTTGCCGCAGGTGAAATGTTGAATGGAGCGATTTTACTAATACTCCTAGAATAGTCACTTTCAACATCTTCAGACAATATTAATTTATTTAATTGTGATTCACTTATTTGTATGTTAAACTTCATTACTTATTTTTTATTAAATTCTTCATTATTCATATATTTTATGGTCCGGATATCTTCATAATTTCTTTTTTTAAATCTATCTGTGTAAACTTTAAAAATTCGTTTGATTAAATCATCTTTGATTAAATCATAAACTTTATGTGAACCAACAAATTTACTAATCAAATCATAAAACTTATCATCATTTACCACCGTTAAAATTATATCAGGATAATATCGTGAAATAACACTTTGTCTAGTTCCAGGTGTTACAAATTCTATACGATGATTAGTAATACTTCTTGATTGAAAAGAATCATACTTATCAACTCCAAGACCATCAAAGACAATATCTTTCAAATAATTTAATTTATCCTCACTAATCTTAATTTCCATATCTATAAATATAACACAAGGGCGAAAATTACTCCCGTCTTTTGAACGAGGGTAATTCTTTTAATTTTTTACTCTCGTTTTTATTACGAAGGTAATTATTTTAATTTTTTACTCTCGTTAAATAAAAAACCCATCCGGAGATGGGTTTGATATTAGTACTTATCCTTGTTGTGTTTTGGTTTTCTGTTGTAAGCTTTCTTACTTTTTTGGATTGATGGACGAGATGCCGCCCATATCTCTTGCATTGTGAAGGTAATTGTTTTCATAGTTTCTGTATGTGTTAAGGTTGTTGTTTCATTTTGACAAGACAAAAGTAATTCTTTTAATTGAATTATACAAGTATTTATTTAAAATATTTATATTTATTACTATGAAGGAATTAATCAGACAGATATTAAGGGAATATACAGAACCAAAAATTACATTTAAAGTAATTGGTAATATTCACGACTCAATTAATGAATCTGCAAAATATGGTAATTTTAGAACAGGAGAACAAGTATTTAAACCTTCATTTGAAAAACAACCACCTCATTTTAAACCTGAAATACCAAGAGATATTTTTGATTTAATCAACAATGAAATTAAACAAACAAACCCATTCTTTGGTCATTTTATTGATAAACATACCGGTGAAAAGAAAAGAGTTGAATTCCATATAATCCCAACTAAACATTATATAGATAGATTGTATAGATTAAGTGACCCTAACTTTCAAGTTGGTGGTAAAAATTATAATCCTAAATTAACTAACCCACTTCCTCTTGAAGGTATTGATATGATAGTTAATAATAGAGACAAATTAGCTCAAGAAATTTTAACAAAACGTATTAAAGATGGAGATGAAGTTGAAGTTTCATCAATTGACGGTTCTAAATTTAATATAATTATCACACTTAACCATAAAAAAACCCTTAAAAATGTTCCACAATATCTTATACATTTAAAAACACAAATTAAAGGTGATAATTTTTATGATAAAAAACACCAAAAACAAATTAAAGTTCACCCAAACCCAACTAAATAACAAAACCCCCACTTTTGATGGGGGTTTTTTAATACAATAACCTCTCGCGTTGTATTATAGTTTTGCGTTTGGTAGGGTTAAAAACCAAATTACCCACTTAACCACCATCTTTCAATGTATTTGCTGTATCGGACAAGCCTTTACCCACTTATTTTCAGTTAAGATTTTTTATTCCTTATTTGTTTGACAAAGATACTACTTTTTTTAATACTACCAAACAAATTTCATTTTTTTTTCATTAATTCTTTAATATATTCGTGAGTTTCAAATAATTCAGGGTCAGTTTCCAAAAGATAACGAGATTTTATATTATTGTAATTCACTCGGATATCTGATATACACCATCCGAAGAACACAAATAATAATTTAACTCTTATCTTTAGTTTTTTTAAACTCATCTTTTATTAAAATTAACGCAAATACACAAATAATACCAATCAATAATGGTACCGGAGCAGAAGGGTCTAAATGTTCCATTAGTCCTTCTTTGTTTTCTTTTTATACACCCTTTTTTTCTTAACCGGTGGTTGGACGACCACTTCCTCTTGAACCAATTGTTTAGGTTTTTTCTTTACTAAATAAAGAACAAGCGACACTAAAATCGCGAGGATTGCGGCAGATGCAATAAAATTCATTTTTTTTGGGTTTGCTTATAGATTAGGGAAGATTAATACATCTTCATCGGATAAATATACACAAATTTCCATTTATTCTTGAGATTATTTAATTAAACATCTTTTTTTTCTTTTAATCGTCTAAAAATGTTTCTAAATAACTCAATCATTATAAAAAACCAAGACCCAACACCTAAAACAACAAATATTGATAATATAATTACTTTAAACATATTAATTGGTTGGTTTGCAAACATAATACCAAACATAGTCACTATACTCAACACCTAACGCTAATTTGCCCGGATTATCTTTTAATGATATAAGATATATGTTACAACGAACACCTTGTTCATCTAAACAATACCACTCACCACCTTCTGCAGATTTATTAGCCATTGAAATCACATTATAAATTTGTGATGTTTTTGAATAAATAGTTATTTTGTTAGTATCTAATTTAATTAATATATCACAACTTTTTAATGAAGTATTATCCCACATAACTTCTTTGTTGTAGTTCATTTTCCCTGCTTGGAATGTCTCCGCTCTCATTAAGAATGGATTATCCTGAGAATACATCAATGTTGTTAAAAACAACACAAATACTAATAATAGTTTTTTCATTTTATATTGAATAAATTATGTGACAAACAATTGCAGTAACTACACTACCAATAAATAATCCTTTAATAAACCAATAATTATTAACAGGTTCCGGAACAATAACCTCAACTTCTTTTGGTTTGTTGTATTTCTTTCTGTAATATGGTTTTTTCTTTCTAACCGGTTTAACGTCAGATTCACCCGTTACAGGTTCTTTCGTAATTTTAGGAGTTGTTGCTCTTTTTTCTTTGTTGAATAATTCTTCTTCAACGTGTTCGCTTAATTTTCTAGCACTCATTTCTTTTGTTTTTTTTCTTTTGTTTGATGCCGCAATGGCAGGAATAATGTTTGGTCTCATTTCTTTTGGTTTTAAGAAACTCCAATAATTTTTTTTGAAGTTAACTAATTGTTCCCGGTATTCATCCATAGATTGTCCGGGATATGGTATTGGTAATAACTTTCCCATTAATGTTCTGATTTACTTTCTCCAATTACAAGAAAGGCAATTGCCGGGATGGCAAATATCGGACTAATAAATAACATTGAAATTATACAACCTGCGGATAAAAGGTCGTATTTTTTCTTGATTATAAATTCTTTTAAATTATCCATAGCACAAAGATAAATAAAAAACCCCAAGAACTCAACTCTTAGGGTTATTTTTTTTAACATTTACAAATTCCGTCACCACCTTTAGCTGGGTTACAAACACATTCCTTTTTGGGTTTACCGGTAATTAGTTTATATTCAGGAAATAAAGTCATTAATGATTTAATCTCATCAACTTTTCCGGCACTATCTTTAATGGTAATAGTTTTGGTTTCAGTATTAATTTTATACTCCATAAAAATCTACAATTAAAGCTCCGACAATAATCAATCCTATTATAACCAATAACATTATTGACCCCCTTTTATATTCTTTTTGCATTTCCATATATTCTTTCTTTTTCATTTTATTTTTTGTGGAACTCAATAATCTTCCACTGACCTTTGTTTGTTTCAACAAGAGCGGTGCAGTTCTCACACCAATCCCCACTATTCATATAATTATCTTTTAACTCCGGTTGATGAATATGACCACATACGGCAACATCACATCCTTTTTTGTAAGTTAATAATATTGCGTTGTGTTCAAAATCATTAATAAAGTTAACGGCTTTCTTAACACCATTTTTGATATCTTTGGAGATGGAATAATAAGGTAACCCTCTCATCTCACGATATTTGTTGTAAACTCTATTCATCCATAATGCTAAATCATATCCTATTGAACCAATGTGAGCCAACCATTTTGCTTTGGTGATGAACACATCCAATACATCTCCGTGAAACACATACATCTTACGACCATCTATTGATGTGAAGGTATAATCCTCTGTAATTGTTAGATTGGATAATTGGAATGGGATAAAATCTTTTAGGAACTCATCGTGATTTCCTCTAAGCCAAATAACATTCACACCCTTCTCGCTCATCTTCATAATCTTTCTCAATACTTTGGTATGACTTTCCTTCCATTTCCCACCTCTTTTGAGAGCCCAACCATCAACGATATCCCCATTTAATATTAAGGTCTCTGTGGTGTTGTTTTCAAGGAATTCTATAACATCGTTGGCTCTACTTGATTTGGACCCCAAGTGAATGTCAGATAAGATTATTGTTTTGTATTTCATATTATGTTAATTTGTAATCCAACGTAGGTAATGGTTTTGTTAATGTGGACATTGTTGTTGTTACCCTTAAATTGTAACGTTCCTCCACCACCGCATATGCGCCTGATGGAAAATATGGGTTGTTGTTACCCTTAAATTGTAACTTTCCTCCACCCATACCTTTGTTAGGTCCCGAATTTGTTCATATTCCATACCAAAAAACGATTCAAAAAATGACCAAATTTCCTCGTAATTAACATATACATATCCATTTTTTTTATTGTAATCAAAGATTATTTTTTTACCTTCTAAGTAAAAAACGTGGTCAGGATGTTCTTCCGTCTCATATGGTTCCAAATCACCATAGTTATTGTTCAACCAATTAATGGCGACTCTCTCTAATTTACTTTCTGTTATTATTATCTCCATATTAAGTTAATTTGTAATGTTCTTCCAACTGTTATTTTCTTGACCGGCATTTGCTGGGTATACTACCGACACCTCTAAATTGTAACGTGACATCACCCATAACTTTGTTAAATCCTGAATTTGTTCGTATTTCATACTAAAATAAGATTCAAAAAAATTCCATATTTCATTATATGATATTGTAACACTCTCATCTTTTTTATTATAAGTAAATATTATTTTACCATCTTTCATAAAAAAAATCACATTCTCATATCTTTCAGTTTCATATAGTTCCAAATCACCAAAGTTATCATTCAACCAATTAATACCAAGTTTTCCTAATTTACTTTCTGTTATTATAATTTTCATATTAATTTCATTATGTCCAGTAATTATGTTCCTTTGTAAAGAACTCATCGTTATTTCTATTAAACCAACATTTAATCATCATCTTAACCACATAGAGTAAACCTTTGTTTTTGAATCGTCTTGATGTGGTATAAACAATTTTGTCAGCCACATAAAACTTATTTGGTTTTATCTTTGAACTTAAATGATAATCCTCAGCAAATTTATCTTCCGGATTAAACCCACCCAATGAATTGAATGCCGCTAATTTAAATAACATAAATCCTCCAACAGCAAATGGTGTGGAGAATTTGGTTAGGTATTGGATAACATCAAATGATTTATATACATAATTGTATTGACCATCGTCAGTTCTTATTTTAGTTGTGGATAAATGATAATCATTTTCTTTCATTTGTTCAACCATCTCCTTCAACAAATTATAATCGTTCAGGTATATGTCCGCATCCAAGAATAAAACATAGGGTGTCGTTATCTTTTTGGTTCCATTGTTTCTGGCCTCAGCAGGAAATCCACCCTTAACAATCTTTACATTAATATTTGGATGATATGAATTAAGAATACATTTTTGGGTATATCCGTTGTCCGTTGAAGAATCGGCAACCATAACATTTACACCTTTGATATTAGTTTGCAGGTTTAACAATCCTAAAGTTTTCTTTATGATTAATCCCTCGTTTTTGCAGGGTATAACTATTGTTAAATCTTTACTTAAACTCATACTTATAAATATAACGAAACTAAATTATTGATGTGTATATTTATTGTTAAATATAAATTATGAAAAACTTTTTATTAGTATTACTTACCCTAACCACATTCACATCATTTTCACAAGTATTAAGAGATAGTATTGTGGTTAAAACACCAATGTTTGAGATTGTATACTCAGAAAAATTGGAACAACCTAAATTCATTCGTTATACCGTTCAATGTCCAAATGGAACCGCATCAAGAACAGGTATGGATTTTTATGTTGATAAAACAATTAAAACATCTGACGCTAAAGATTACGAAAAAAACCCTTATGACAAAGGACATCTTGCACCAGCCGCTGACTTTAATTGTGATAAAGAAACTCTATACAAAACTTTCACCTACCTGAATTGTTCCCTACAACAAGAGAACCTTAACAGAACAACTTGGAGATTACTTGAGGTTAGAGAAAGAGAACTAGCAAAAACAAATAAAGTAGTTGTGGTTGAAATCAGATGTATCTTCGGTCCAAAATCAATTATTCTCCCAACCGGAGCAACAGTCCCAACAGCTTACAGAAAAACAATTAAGTATGATAAAGTAACAGAAGTATATTACTTCAAAAATGAAAAACCATTATCAACCGACTTCACAAAATATAAAGTAAAATAAAAAAACCCCCTGAATTGGGGGTTTGTTTTTTTATAAAGGATTACTCCTAATACCAATCAATTTTAGGACAATACTTGTTGTATTTTGCTTTAATAAATTCTGCAGTCATATTAACTTTGGTTTTCTTATAAACCCATTTGTTTTCTTCCTCAGAGTAATATGATTTATTTGTGGTCGTATATTCTCTCAAATGTTTAACACCCTCAATGATTCCAATCACAATCAATGCTGCCCAAAATAAACTTCCACCAACTACCAAATGTACAAATAAAGTGTCTTTCTCAACTTTGATGAATAAGGCAAGTATTGCTGAGATTAAATTCACAAGAATAAATAACGCAATATAAATTCCCACACTAACACCTAATCTTTCACCGGTCTTTCTATCCCCATTATCATACCCTTTATCAAACAAATCATAAACAACCACGGGGATTGAGAATAATGTGTAAGGAATGATTGTAAGATACATTAACACCATACGCCAAAAATAAGGGCAAAGGTTGTTTGGTAATCCTTGATACTCACTAACAGCATAAAACCATTTGTATAGTTTTGCACTAACAGAATTTTGATTTAATTTCATAATTTTTATATTTAATATTAGAATACAAAGATAAACTTTATTATTCAATAAAACAACTTTCTTTATTCTTTTTTTTCTTTATCAAAGAAAACACCTTTCATATTCTTTAAAAACATACAAATGTTATCCCAAAAATATAATATTGGTGCACCATACAATATCACACACAATACAAATCCCGAGTAAAAAGTTAAATTATCAGTTTTAGTCATTAGGTAAAATGATATATTAAGTAATCCTTTCCAAATAGCAAAAACTACTAAAACAACAATAAACCAAATTAATGTTCGCATATTATCTCTGAATTAACATATTAGTATTTGCTATCGCCACTCTTAACACAGGAACTACACCTCCGTTTTCTCCTGATTTTTGCATTACTTCGTAATACCCGTTTTCCACTTTTACGGTTGGAACATCTTTAAATACGTAAACGATTTTATCGTTTTCAACTAATCCCTGAAATAGAATTACTTTTTTTTCTGTTGTATTAAATACCAGTGTTTGAATTATCATCATTTTAATTTTAATTTATTTAATAATTTATTTAATTTACCTATCCATTCTTTATCAACTTTTGGTCTCTTAATTACTCTTGGTTCTATAGGAATACTCATACGTAATCTACCATCAATATATTGATTCTTAGGTTCATTCTTCAAAGGAACTCTATCATCTCTTAATTGGAGAAACTCTCTCTTTTCTTTACTTATATCTAAATAGGAATATGAATATGGGTCAGCAGTTGAAGAAGTTTTTTTTGTAACTCTTTTATACTCCGGATTTCTAATTATCCACTCTTTCATTTGCTGAACTCTTGGATGTGTATCTATCAATACTTGCATAGATTTATATCCTGGCATAGTCATATACTCATAAAACAAATCCAAATAAGTAAATCTAAAAGTCTCATATGGTGTGACGATAATAATATTGAAATTAAATTTAGTTGTCAAGTCATACCATTTTAACACCTCATCGGTTGATTCTAAAATAGACCCAATAAGAATATCCACATTGTTATGTCTTTCTTTTATTCTATAAACCAAACAATAATTGTCCGAACCCCAATACTTTGTAAAATAAACTTCTTCCAACATTGTGTCTCTTTGAATGTGTTCACCCAATTCCATATCAAGAACTTCATTAATAACTTTTGTTATCTTATCTTCTTGTTGACGAAAATTACGATTCCAATCGGGATTAATCTTATAACCTCGCGGAACTAAATCTAAATCGTTATGTAATGTGTTAGATACCATAAGGCAAATATAGACATTTTTTTTGAATCTGTCATATTTATAATAAAAAAGTTTTATGAGTGCAAGTGTGTTTGAATCAATCCCGGACAAAACCTTATTTAGATTTATTAAAATAGTAATGGAACACACCAATTTTGAAACGTTGGAATCGTCTCAAGATTTAGATTTATCAGAAGGTGTTGAAGAAGCCGAATCTACTCTTGGAATTAGAGGTAACGATAGTTCACTTGATTGCGATTACATTTATAATGTTTGGAAATTGAACGAAGATTTGTTTGAAGAAGATAGGTTAACCGGAAATCTTGATAGACCAACGTTTAAAAAAGTAGAATTTGATTGGTATGCGTGGGAAACTAATTGGGTTAAACAAACTTATAGACATCAAGTTGAAACTTATGCAACAGATAAAGATGATATATATAATTATATCTATGGAATGGCTTCTGATGGTGACTACTCGTATTGGAATGGTAACTTAATAAATAGCGATATTTATGATTCAGAAACAACCGACGACTCAATTGATACAGACTCTTTTAAAATTAGTTAAGTATTATGGAAAAACACAAATTACTTTCATTAGTTAAGAAAACCGCAAACTACTTTGATGACTACTCATCACCTAACTCCGTATACCAATCTTTATGGAATGATAAACATTTCAAACCATTATTAGATAGAATGTCACCCGAAGATGTTATTTTTTATAGTTTCTTAATCCCTATTAATAATAAGGAACAAGATATTGACGAATCTTACGACAGAATTGAAACCAATATGTTTGCCGTTGAATTAATTGAAATTTATAACACTGAACCTGAAGTAGATTGTCCTAATTGTCATAACGGACACGAACCTTGCGATAATTGTGATGGAACAGGTGAAACACAATGCGATAGATGTGATGGTAATGGTGAAGAGGATTGTGATTATTGTGGTGGTTCAGGTATGGATGAAAATGCTGGTGAAGAATGTGATATGTGTGAAGGTTCAGGAAGAATGACTTGTGGAAGATGTAATGGTAGTGGAGAAGAATCTTGTCAATATTGTGGTGGTGATGGTGAGACAAATTGTTACGAGTGTGACGCAACAGGAAATATATTTAGTGATGAACAAGTTGAGATTCAATATTTAGATTATATATCTTGGAGCCCTCGTTGGAAAGATTATTTCTTCAAAGCAAAACCTGACGAACAATTAGATGAAGAAGATACTAAAAACTTTGGGTTCAACTCTCAAACAATATTGTTGGGTATGTCTGAGGAAATTAGTGAAGAGTATTTAGGATATGAAAATGGTAACGTACTCTTGTATGTCGCTAAAGACACAAAACATTTAAATTTACAAAAAACAAACGAAAGAATTTTACCTTAACTGAGAACTACGATAATTGTCCAAATGTTGTGAGATTGCCTCATAAACTTTAGGTAAGTAAAATCTTCTTATCCACATACTGTATGATGCAAGATTATCAAATTTTTTATTCCACTCAATAGAAGTGTAAGATTGATTATTATCCAAATCATTAGGACTTAATAAAATACCATTATTATTTGAATCCACCGCCTTATATAATTCAGTGTCAACGGGAATATTACTATGACCATCCCAAAATGGTGTTGCCATACTAGATGTTGTTTCATCATTATAATCATCATAATAATCACCACTCCAATCACAATCCCAATTAACCACACCACTAAATCCATCATAACTTAATTGACAATTTTTATACTTCATAGGGAATAATTTTTCCCTAAATAAATAACTAAGAATATTATTTGCCATTTCAAAATCTATTTGACAATCACTTTTTTGTATTAACTCCATAGTAGTTAAACCCAACAGTGACTTAGCTTCATCAAATCCTTCTTTTTCAATTAAATTTTGCAACCAACTTTCAAATTTTCCCATAAACTATATTCATTATTTATATAAATATATATATTTATTGTTATGAACAAAGATAAATTATTACGACTATTCCTTAAAGACATTAACCCTCCGGTTAATGTTAATGGATTAATATTACACGCCCAACTTAAATCGGATGACTATATTGAATGGAAAATTGAAAATCCTAATGATTTATCTTATAGTAATTTCGTTGTTGATGGTCACCTTGAGGAAATGTTTTATAATTTTATGGTAATGACCGGAACCAAAGATTTACCAGCGTGGGGTTCAGACATTTACGAAAAATATTGTAGAGTGGGAAATGTAAGATACTTTTATATTAACCAAGAATTAAGAGATGAAATTAATAATAAATGTAATAATTTCACATCAATTGAGTTATATGATGATGGAAAACTTGATTCGGAATGTTATGTTATGAATTGGGATATTGGTTATGAAGATTCTGAAATGTTTAATTTTTACTTATCATTAGAATTAACCAACCCAAAAATTGATGGTGTAGATGTTGATGATGATACACTCTACGATTTTATTCAGAATTTTACTTATAATGACACTGCTCAAGAACAAGAGTTAGATGCTGTTTGGCACATTGTATCATTAATAATTGACAATAAAAATATGTATGATAATACCTATATGTATTCAAATGCTGTTATTGGATACTTTGACCAATTTGGAAATGGTTTGACTTAATAAGAAAAATCAACATCAAGGCAAACATTTGAAAACCACATTTCAATTTCATCAAGAATTGAATCTTTAATATCATCTTCAACCCAACTTGGCAAATCTGAAACATATTTCAAATAATCCCAATCACCTTCAAAACCAACCTTTATTTCAATTGGTTCAAGATATATGGTTCCACTATATTTACAACTTTTATATTTTTCGGTCTCCCAAAGGGCAACTTTACCAATCTTATAAGTTACAGACCAATCCGCATAATCATCATCAGCAGATGAATAAGGCATACTATATTGACCTTCTTTAGTTATAACCTCATCAAACAATTTAATGATGTTCTTTTTAATTAATCCTATTTTTCTATCTTCCATTATACATAGTCAGGAAAAAACTCATTTATGTATTTATCCACCAAACTACTACTCGGATAATCCGGAATTCTAAAATCAAGCCAAGACTCATCACCATTATCCATAAAAGTATTCATCATATTTACCCAAGTAGTAACATAATCAAGGTTATTAGCGTAATATCCCCAATTACCAGTATCCGCAACATATTTGCTAATAGAATTAAAAACCTCATTTGGATTAAATTTTAATACATAATGTTCAATAAGTTTGTTAGGATTATAATTGGACGGAATTGATTCCCACTTAGCCGTTTTCATATCAAAGAATGTTTCCAACTCATTTGTCACAGAATTATATACTTCAGTTTCATACGCACTATTATAAGCATTTGAGTGAATACCATATAAGTCACCCGATAAATCACCCAAATAATCGTTATCTATTAAATACATAAACGATTCCTCATCACCAATTACATCACCCACATTTTCAGGTGTTAAATTAAAAATACCATCTTCAGAATAATTGTTAAATAAATCAGGTGTTAAATCATCAATCTCAATTTTCAAATTGGTTAATACATCTAACATATGTTTTTTTAATAGTTCAATATTTGCAGGGTTCAATTCTTCAATAACATCTCTATATACATCATCGGTTGTGTTACCCCATCTATCCCACATATCATCTTCACCCAATACTATTTTGGCAACATCTCTAGCAGAAGTATCACGACCACCACCATAAAATAACTCAGCTAAATCCTCTCTATCTTTAACATATAAATAATATCCATCATCTTTAGTCACAATATCATCTAACTTAGAAACACAAACTCTAAGTGTTTCTTTATCTTTTAAGACATTTAAATTAAAATTTAATATCTCCAATTGATAATCACTTAATTCATCATCAAAAGGGTCAATATCATCTAATATGTTTTGTTTTTGGAAGAAGGTAAGTATTTGTCCCATACTACCAAAGATTTTTAATAAATCTTCCATTTCTCCATTATTAAATTCGTCTATGTATTCTTGTAATTGTGGTTTCATAATTATTGTTGACTTATATATTCTGAATCAAAAATTATTTTAATCCCTGTTTTTGATGTTATGTTCTCTTTGAAATAATCGTTTATACCCCACTGAACCTCGTCACTAATTTCCCATCCGTAATCATCATCATTTAATGCGTCCTCTAATGTTCTATTTTCATTGTTACCAAGAGTAACACTTCCACCTAAATCATTAACCTTAACACTAACAACTACATTGGGTTTTTTTTCATCCAATTCCCAATAATCAATGTCATCCACCTCAAAAAAGAAATCATATCCACCATATTCATCTATATGATGTGGGTTCTGAAGTAATAAGGTTTTGGCAAGTTCTTTTGATTCTTCCTCACCTCTCCACTCAATTAAGTATTTGTAAGCTTCATCGTAACTAGTAATACCCTCTCTATTATCCAACTTAAACATATTGATAAATTGATTGTCAATTTCACCCCCAAACTTATCAAAGTATTTGAATATAAAGTTCTTATATCTAGACTCCGTTATTATTAATTTCATTCTTTTCTATGCAGTAATTTTAATTATAATTATAAATAGTTAAAACTACAGAAATGGCTCACCCACTTTTACATTCAAAATCATCCGCTAAAAAATTTGGTGGTATTCCGGAGGATTATATCCATTTACATAATTGGTTAGACGAAACCAAAGCTTGGTATGGTCACTCATTACATAGAATGTGGAGACATCATTCTGAGGGTATATTTGAGATGGAACGACTCTTTGGTCAATCATTTCTGAATAGTGATGGAAAAATTGTTTACACTCGTTATGTGGGTGAACAACACGTTAAAGAAGATTGTTATAATTACTTGCCTAGTGCTAAAGAATGGATACAAGCAATAGAATCCAAAGAAAAACCGGTTTGGATGATACGGACATTAGATATTAATGTAGATTAACATATTTATAATAAAAAGATTTATGCAACCACAAGTTACACCGGAACAATTAAAATCATTAAAACTATTCGCAGTTTATCTACAATCATACGGAGCCGAAACAGCCACTAAAGAATACTTTATAGAAGGTTGTTCTATTGATTGGGAAGATGAAGAATTCCGCTCACCGCAGACAAACATATCTATAGAAACTTATGCAAAAATTGATGAGGTTCTTAAAGAAATTGTTGAAACCAATGAACTAATAGAAAATGCAACCACAGATTGTGACCTTAGAGGACAATTAACACTTGAAATTGATTGTATTAAAAGAACATTAACCGCTCACGCAACTCAATGGGAATTTGAAAGTAGAGGATATGATTTCTCAAAAACTTTAAATGAAATTTCCGAAGATTATAGCGAAGAAACATATAATGAAGTCATCAGATTATTTGAAGAAATTGGTCAGGATGGTGAAGGTGAAGAACAATTTAATGGTGGTGGTGATAGTGGAGCATTAGATGATTATATGAATATTAATGGGTCTCAAATACGTCTACCAAAACTTATTGAAGATATGTTATATAAATGGTTAGAAGAAACTGATATAGACTGGTACAACAATGAAGGTGGTCAAGGTAGTTTTATATTTAGACCAAGACATTCTGAAATTGTTTTAAATTTGGAACAGAACTACGAAGAAAATGTTGATGTCCCATTAAACTTTGAAATAAAATTTTAAAAATACAAAATCCCCTGATTTCTCAAGGGATTTTTTTATAGTCAGGTTGGAAGTTCAATAAGTAAATTAAAAAGAGTTTTAAGTTTTGACAAATTAATTTTGAACTGCTGAGTGTTGAGGTTTGAGAACTTTATCATTATCAAAACGTCGAGGACTCTGTTAATAGTTTGTAGGTAATACGGAATAGTCCATATACATTACATTATATTCCTCCCGGACACTGAACTATACTTTAGGAACCCCACACTCGAAACAAGTTTTAACAATGATGAAATATCCACCTTCATTATACAACTTCAAATATTCCTCAGGGTTTTCCGGTTTAACATATTTGGTTGGTCTTAGATAAGTTCTCTCAACCGGTTTTTCTATATGACAAAAATCACATTCGTCAAATTCTACATCTCCACTCATATTATATTTCGGTGATTTGGTTATGGTAATCCAAAATATCTTGAATCTCTTCAATTTGGTTTTCCATATGTTTAACCATCTCGTCTCTTTCAACAATTGAGATTTCCGTCTCTTTCACTGCAGGTGTCTCACGATTTCTTGAGTAGTAATCCTGAACAATCCCCTCATTACAATCCAAGTTTTTGATTCTTGCAATCATAGATTTTAATTCCGATAATCTAAAAATGTGGTGATATACCGACCCATTTGCTCTGTGGATGTTTGTTTTAAGTTCCACTAACTCATTACTCTTTTGGTTAAGTAATTCCATTGATTCTTTAGCCGAGTATGGTCTAACATTACCAACCTCAACTGAGTTGTATGTCGCCACTTTGGCGTGCAAATCTTGAATCTCTTTAACCAATCGGTTTTTCTCTTTTAAAGCTTTCTTTATATTCATAATAAAATTGTTTTATTGTTTGTTTGTATAATATAATCTATTTTTTTCTAAAGTCAAATTACCAAACCTCATATGCACAAGTTTTGAACTCACTACCCCTTAATTCTTTAATGGAGTCATCAATAGGTGTAACTATGTATTTTTGAAAATCATCCGGTTTCATTAAAACTCCTTCTACAAACCCAAATGTTTTAGCAATACCATTTATTACCGACACCATATTATCAATTTGATAATCATCAGGTATTAAATTTGTTAAAACAATAAAATACTCTCTTGCATCAGGATATGACCAATGTAAATAAAAAAAACGATAGTCAGGGTGTCTCCTTAACTCAGGAAACTCCTTATACACCTCTTTTAAAATTAACTGTAATCGTTTAGGATATGGATTCATACGACAAAGATAATACTTTATTTTATATAAACAAAAAAAAGGAACTAAATGTTCCTTTTTTAAAATGAATTACATTATGTATTCCAAAACCCATTTACCATCCCACTTTTTGACTTGAGATTTAGGAACCCAAAATTCCATTTCACCAATCTCATCAACTCTTCTCAAGTAATCCTCACGGAATCTCTCAGCTTGACTTCTATCAGTGATGTAAGAGATTTTCATATTTTTAGCACAAGTTTTTCCAACTCCTGTTAACATTGAAAACTCATCAGTCAATCTTTTAGCACAACACCCACAAACTTTACTTCTACCCTTTGTCATTTTTCCTGAGAACTTGAACGCCTTTGGAGAAACCGCCAACAACTTAGTAATGTCAATAACCATTGGGTTAAATTCCAATCCGTAAGTTTCTTTCATTTGTTGACCAATTTTACGACCAACAGTTATGGTATCACCCGGAGTAGGAATTTTAAAATTACGAGTGTTCTCTTTATCGTTGTCCTTTTGGATTTGAGTTAAAGTAGCGTTTACTTGTTTATCAGACAATGTTCCGTATTTAAGTAACTTACCTTTGATTTCGTTGATGAAATTATTTGGACCATCATACTTAGCAATCTTTTGTAAGTTTTCAGACATTGTTTCAACATTAACTGTTTGAACACCTTTCAACGCTTTCTCAGCAGATTCAAGTTGTTTTGGAGTTAATGAACCCCATCTTTCTAAAGATGATTTAAGATTTAATAAGAATTTGTTAGAACCTTGATAATTTCTAACTCTTGAAGCGGTAGTAGTAGTGGTAGTTGTCATAATATATCTGTTTTGTGAGTACAAAGATAATACTTTATTTTATATAAACAAAAAAAAGGAACTAAATGTTCCTTTAATTTAATAATTCTATTTCTGTGTTACTATCCGTTAAGTAGGATGGATAAGTTCTTAGTATGTCCTGTTTAATTGTTTTCATAATACCATCTAATAGTTCGGGGTTGTCTCTAAAGTTGGAATCCGGAATCATTTTTCTATCAATCATTTTACCAGCTTTAAGAACTTGAATAGATAATTTAATCTTACCATCAACTTCTTCAACATCTTTAATCATAAAATTAACTCTATGAGCATTGTCTCCCCAACCTCCACTAATTAATTTTGATTGATTGGTTACTTTATCTTTACGACTAACAAAGTTTGAAATTCTATCTGTATTAACTCGTTCAAGATTATAACGACCATCTATAAGACGTTCCATCTCACCTTTAGTCACACTTACAACATCTGATTTTAAATTTGAATCATATTTAACAGGATTCACCTGACTCATTTGTTTTCTAGTTGAGGGTGAATAAGTATCTAATGTTCTATACCATTGGTCATTAATAAATAAAAACACAGGATAGTATCCGTATGATTTAATTTCGTAATACCAATCATTGTTATTATTCACATTCCACTGTCCTTCAACATTTGACCCCTTAAACGGCATCTTAGCTGTTGCATACTCATAAGCAGTATTGTTAGTAACCTTTCTTTGTTTGAATTGTCTGTAGTCCTTAAAGTTTTCTTTTGTTAGGTTCTCGTAATCACCATCTGGTCTAAAGTTAGCCGTGTATATTTCATAATACATTGTTGCCTCATTTATTGGCATTCCAAAGTATCTTAACATTTCTTTAATAAACTTAATCATCTCGTTTTTAGTACCAGCGTTTTGTTTATTGTCGTTAATGTATTTGAACAACAAAATCTCCTTCTTATTTAAGACAGGAGACTCTTGTTCTTCTTTTAATATACGTTTAATTAATTCTTTCATTTTATTTTAAGAATCTCAATTTGTATAATGTAGAATAAAGTAATTCTTGGATTGTATCAATTTGATTTTGAATATATGATTCTTTAACACTTTTTCTATCTTTCTCAATAGCCAAGTCTAAAGCTTTAAAATATGAAATTAATTGTTCAACATTTTTATAATCTTCAAGTTTAATTGTGTCATATCCGGTAATAATGTTGTGTTTTCCTTGATAACTTTCTACTAAACCGTCAGTTAAATCACCAATACCTTCATAAAATCCACCCAAAGCCATATGTTCAGCAAAAGATGATTGTGACTTTGTTTGCCAATGAAAAATGTGAACCTGAATTCTTGAATGAAGTAATTTAGAAACCAATTTATTGATATTACTTGTTTCAGTTTTTTCTTCTTTTTTAGTTTCCGATTCTTCTTGTTCTCTTAAAAACATATTTCTTTTTTTGAATTGCATTAAATTTTTTTCCATTTTATTTTCCTATTATTAGGTCGTCAAACCCTAGTTTATTCATTCCACCAACTTCTTCATCGTCTTTTAGTTCGTCATACATATATGCTTTAACAACTGACGTAATACTTTGTTCCGCTTGGGCTATTTTACTTTCCATCCAATCGTCCAATTGAACATCACCCTCTTCTTCCATTTTCTCCCACATTTTTTCAGCCATTTTAGCGATGGTAAAAAGAAATTGTTTAGACATATAAGAACCACGACCCTCATCTTCTTTAATAGTTTTCATTTTGGTAACCAACTTTTCAAGTTGTTTTTCTGTTAATATAATATCCTTCATATTCAGTTTATTTATAAATATCACATAAAACAAAAAACCCCCACGTTATGTGAGGGTTAATTTTGGACCAACATAATGTCGGCGACTCCACCATCCTATCTTTAAAGAGAATTAGGAAAACTCTGCTGTTGATGATACTCGAAGACCATCAACTTCTTTATCATAATAATTTGACATATTAATGAAACTTGGTCGGTAATTAGGTTGTTTACTTTGTTCCACAACATAATTTTCATCCAACACATAACCATCCGGTTGACCCCACTCCAAAGCCATCTTAATGAACTCTTCGGTGTCTTGTAATTCACCATACTCATCCACAACTCTACCTGAACGGATGAACTTTAATAGTTCTTCTTTATTAGTATAGAATTTACCATCTTGGAAGTTCCATAAGAATTTCCAACCTGAACTTCTTTTACCAATATGAATCTTTAATCCATCAATGAACTCATCCCACGCAGACCATCTCTCAAAACCTTTTTCAATGTCTCTAAACTCATTCATTATGTTATCCGGACTCCATATATCCAAATCATTTATCTTTTCAACCAAGTCAAGGTATTTGATTCTAACCTCACTTGCTTTTGGAATTTTGTAATAATTTGTGCTCATTGTTATCTCTCTTGTTTATAGATGAATAACGTATCTACCGTCTTTCCATCTGTTGTTAATCTTTTTTCCGGTTGAATTCTTTTGTTTGAATGAATCTCTATTGGAGTATCTTTATTTACCATAATAAATAAAATAACACAAGTTATTAACCCAAAAAACCATCCCATAATCAGTGCACCGACATCAAATGTGTCAATAGTACCACTTCCTGTTGTTGTATTCATATCTCTTTAATTATTTAATTATTTAGTTACCAACGCCTCTACTTTACTTCTCATATGGTCAGCCAAATCATATTCATTAACTGATGTTACCACGATTGACTCAACCAAATACTTGAATGGAACGTGAATTAAGAAGTCACTCCCGTTAAAGAATGTTAAATCGTTTTTCAATTCAAGACAACCCTGAACCATTTTCAAGAATAACTTGAATTGGATTGCATCCACAAATGTTTCGTGTAATAGTTTTCCGAACTTTTCGTTCTCAATTCTAACGGAGTAAGTATTTGTTTTCATATGTTTCAGTTTGATAGGACAAAGATAATATTTTTTTTCTAATATAAAAATTTTTTTTTGTTTTTTTTTAGAACGGACAATATTCTTTTTTTGGTTTTGGAATTAAATCCACATATTCTTTTTTAATTTTTTCAGAAATAGCATTTCTGATAAACTTACTAACATCAATGTTATAAGATTTCATTTTTTGAAGTGTTTGTAGTTGGGTTTCTGAAATACGGATAACTTTTGTTTTCGTGTATTTTTGCATAATTGTAATACATTTATATCGGTTATCAAGTAGTTATAGGTAATAAAATAAAACTACCCAATCTTACTACTACACCACGTTAAAATACCAGTAAGTAATCCTAAACCACCACACAAAACTATTAAGATATTCCATATATACTTAATAGTTTTATTTTCGTATTTTACCGTGTTGTTCCATATTATCATACCCAACACACCCATTATTAACCAAATTGTTATTGTCATATGTTATATTTTTGACAAAGATAATACTTTTTTTGATATAAACAAAAAAAACCCCAACAAAATTTACTCTGTTGAGGGTTTTAATAATACCAACCGTAGAAAGGGGTTGTTGGCTTATGAGATTATAAATATGTTATAAAATTAAAAAAGTCAATCTTTTTTTAAGATTCTCGTAATTAATCTACATAATTGGTCGTTTTCATCATCAAATGGTAGATTTTCAAGGTCAAAGTATCCACACTGAGAGTGTTCATCTCCATCAAAAGCATTTTCTAAGTCAGGATTTATCTTCTCATCCGTCTCCATTAAAAACACATACATCAACCCTTTTACTTCCGAACCATCGCGATTGTATCTCTTAACAAATCCAACTAATTTTAAATCATTATTTAAAGTATAATCAGTTTCTTCTTTGAATTCGCGCTTAATACCATCCATTGGATGTTCATTTTCTTCTAAATGACCACCAGGAATACTCCATTGTCCCGGTAAACTACCCGTAGCGTTTCTTTTACATAGCAATACCTCATCACCACATTTGACAATTACACCGGAATATCGTTTTACTTGTTTCATTTTATATTTTTTTGTGTATTTATAAGTATATGGAATTAACTATAAACAAAAATAAATTTAAAGTCAAAACTGTCATCTCATCCAAAGACACTAGTCAAGGAATGATGAACAAAAAATTTGACGATACCTTTAATGGTATGTTATTTATTATGTCTGAAGGTCAACACTGCTTTTGGATGAAGAATTGTATAACCAATCTTGATATAATCTTTATTGAAGATGATGTTATAACAAAAATTCACCACAACTGTCCCCCTTGTAAAACCAAAGATTGTAGAAACTATTGTGGTGAAGGTGATATGATACTTGAACTTCAGGGTGGAACCTGTAAAAAATTAGGTATTAAATCCGGTGACAAAATTGTTCATCACGATTGATTTATCTTCTCCTGTAATAATTTTACAAACTCATTCTGAATCATTTTAGTAAATTTAACATAAGGTGAGTCCTCCGAATCAGGATTGTATTTATAATTCCCTTTTGGTGGTCTATTACTTCTACCCATAAAGTTTAAACCCGATATGTTTGTAATACATTTATGTCCTCCACTATTTGCTTGAATAAAATCCCAAGCATTAACTTTAATATTGTCCAACATTTCTCTATGTTCTTCAGGTAATTCAGAAAAAGGTTTCTCCATCATCTCACCGATATGAATTAATTCCTCTTTACCATCTTCCTTATTTTTATATTCCTTACCATATAAAGCAATAAAATCTTTAAATGTAAATCCTGTTGATTCCGGATTAAAATCTTTTGATGATTCTGAAATCCATTTAATAGTTGATAATGGTATTTCTCTTTGTTTTAATTGGTCCTCCCATTTTGATAATACCTCTTGAGCAATCTCACCTAAGTTAACACCTTTTAATTGACGCTCACTTTTGAATGGATTACAAGACGCTTGAACCAACCCTAATGGCCAAGCAATTACTATAAAGTCAGCCTCCGGATTATTTTTAAACGGTGTATATCTATCGTATGAACCTGGTTTAAACATTGAACCACCACCATATTGAACAATGATGTTACCCAATACTTTAACATTAGGATTGTCTTGCATTGATTTAACATACTCATCTTTATTTTTTTCAAGTTGGTCCGGTTTAGCATAACCTTTTTCAACCATTATTTTTTTAATAGTGTGAAGTATGTTTAATAAAGATGGACTACAATCCATTACCAATGTTTCTAAAAACCCTGGTTTATTTTTAAATGCCAATAATAGTTTGTTAACAACCAAACCCATTAACATTTTATTTTTTTCTAATGATTTGTCTTTATCTAACTTAAATAAATAAGATATAACTTCATCAACTGAAATGTTGTTAACAGCATAGTTTGCAGAATCTACAGTTGAAATAAGTAATATATCTGAGGATGGAAATAACTCTTTTGGAGAAACAACCTGAGAGATTGTCTCAACATTTGAACGAGAGTGTCTGAATGATGTTGATTTAGTATCTTCAGCCCCGGCTTGTCTGTCGTGGTGGTCAGTGTGAATTACAAACATTGGTTTTCCGTGAGCAAAATCAACTAACACCGGCATTGTATCACCTTGAGCATCATTTTTCTTAACAGCAAACTCTTTATCACCGTATTGAATAATATGAGCACCAACTACTTTAATACCATTGTTCTCAAGGTATTGTTTCATCGCAATAGCTGTAGTCACACCATCTAAATCTTGGTGAAAATATATCTCAGCCTTTGGATATCGTTTAGCAAGAGCTTTGATATCTCTTAAACCACTTTCGGTTATAAGTTTTTTCATTAATCTAATCCAAACATATGTAATCCTTTATCTATTATACTACCTTCGTCAGCAATACATTGTTTGAAAAGTTCAACATCTTTACTTGGCATTTTACTAGCTGTTGCAGGACCCCAAGTACCATCTGCAGGTGAAACACCAATTTTACTTTGATATTTAGTAATAGCCTCCATAGTTTTATCATCTATCTTACCATCAACCTCTAAAGGTTTATTAGAATCATCTTTAATACCTTTTTTATTAAGAAAACGTTGTAACCCTTTTTTTTGTTCAGGAGTTTCCTGTTGCTCATTAACTAACCCGTATCTTGAACGAATATCGTTTTTCTCTTCTTCTGAAATTATAAATCTTTTTGCCATAGTATTTGTTTTAGTTATAAATATACTGAAAATAAAAAAGAGGTTATAACACCTCTTCATTTAATTCTAATTTTGTTTGTTTTTGTTCATCAATTAACACTTGAACTCTTTTCCGAGCAATCTCTGTATAATCCGGAGACACCTCAATCCCAATCCATCGTCTATCTAATAACTCAGCAGCAAATGCCGATGTTCCACTTCCCATAAAGGGGTCAAGAACTATGTCATTCTTATACGATAATATTTTAATCGCCTTTGATGGGATATCCATTGAGAATGTAGCTTTAGTTAATGATTTAGTATCTGAAAAATAGTTCCATCTAGCAAAAACCAAATCCATAAATTCTTTTTTATCTTCATCTTTATAAACCATTTTGTTTTTGACTTTACCATCCTCACCAGTAACCTGTATTTGTTCCCCCAACCATTGTGATTCACCTTTGGTTAGTTTTTTATTAGTTTTCTTATAAGCTAATATCACACATTCCTTTGGGTTATATAAATAAGGACTAGATGCTGACATCCAAGAACCCCAAGCAGTTTGTCTAACTCTATGAGGACTGTCCTCATTTAAGTCAATCATACCAAAGAACTTAAACCCAACCTCTTTCATCTTCATCCAAAATTCAGCGTTGAATAATATTCTACCCCCTCTTTCTTGGACATTGGTTTCTATTGGAACATTGATTGCAACTCTACCATCATCTTTTAATACTCTGTAAACCTCCGTTAACCATTTATTTGTAAAATCCCAATACTCATTCATTGGAATACTATCATTATATACATCGTATTTGATGTTAACAGAATATGGGGGGCTAGTCACCACTAAATCCACACAACCTTCAGGAAATGTTCTCATAACCTCAACACACTCACCATTTATAATCTTTCCAGTCTCTATCATATTACTCTGTTAATTGGTATTCCCAACCATCTTCTTTTTTTATTGGTGTAATCTCTAAATCTAAAAACACTGCGTTCTGTTCACTAGCGTGTAACCCTAATATATTATAATCGTAAAACTCTTCAGCCTCACCATAAGTCATTAGGTCTCTTTCTTGTAGGATGTGTAATATTCTTGGTTTTGAATACAACATCTTTCTTCCGGGAGAACCAAAATCCTCAACAATCCCAACAATTGCACTTTCTAACCCATCTAATAGAACCGCACCTTCTGCGTATTCATCAATATCAACCGTTATTTTCATTTCTTTCCTTTCTTAAGTTTTCTATTCTACGATTAAGATACCATTCAGCCTTAAGTAGGTCTTCCAATTCTTTATCCGGGTATTTCTTACCCGCTCTTGAGATATATTTAACCGTATTACCTAAATGAAAATCTAAATCCCAAGCCTCAATAACTTTTATCGCTTCATAAATGTTGTCTGCTCCCCCATAATGGTCTGGGTTTTTTACCATTTCTTTATTCTCACTCATATTATTTTGATGTTATATCTTCTGTTGGTACATTTGCGTTTGATTCCATCATTTCCGGAGTCAACTCATAATCATCATCATTTCGGTATTCACATAGTAACTCTTCATCAGACATAATTCCCGAGAATTGTTCTTTTAATTTTGATGTATCCACATCGCCATACATTGCGTGAATAGTTGTATTTAATTGGTCAGCAAAACCCAATGCCCTATAGATAACACCAATAACTTTATATGGGTTAGCATTTGACGATGGTCTTCTATCCTCAAGATAACCTTTCCAAGTTTCACCAACCGATTTAGGAACTCTAATAGATGCTCCTCTATCTGATACACCCCAACTAAATTTATCAATTGATTGTGTCTCAAATTTACCTGTTAATCTAAAATGATTATCCGAACCATATTCATCAATGTGAAGTTTTTGTCTTGTTTCAAAAGCGTTGAAGATTGATTTAAAATAACTTTCACCACCCACTTCTCTCATCTTTTTACTTGAGAAGTTTGTATGTAATCCTGAACCATTCCACTCACCCCATTGAATTGGTTTTGGGTGAAGTTCAATTGAATAACCTCTTTTCTCGGCTAGTTTATGTAAGATGTAACGCGACATCCATAAGTCATCAGCCGCAGCTAATTTACCTTTGGAGAATATTTGATATTCCCATTGTCCAAGTGCAACCTCAGCATTGGTTCCCTCAACATTAATACCTAACTCAAGACAATAATCCAAATGTTCATCACTTAAATCTCTGCCTACAATTTGCCCACCAACACCACAATAATATTTACCTTGTGGTTCAACATTACTACTTCTTTCAAACCCCAATATATCCTTGTTGTGTCCTGAACGAATAAAATATTCTTGTTCAAACCCAATCCAAAAATCGGTGTCTTCATTACCTAATTTACTTCTGTCGTTTGTTTCGTGTGGCTCACCATCTTTATTTAATACCTCACATAAAACATAAACCAAATTAGTATTACCTTTTTTATACATTCTCACAGGTTTAAGGTAACAATCTGAAGAGAATCCTTCGGCTTGCATAGTTGAACTACCGTCAAAACCCCACGCAGGAATATCACTAATCTCTTTTGGTAATGAATCAACAACTTTAATTTTACTTCTTAAATTTGGTTCCGGTTTGTATCCGTCAAGCCAAATGTATTCTAAACGAATCTTCATAATTTAACTATATAATATTTATTTATTTTTATACTTTTTTTATAACCATTTCTTACTGAGAATAATGGATTTGTTGTTACAGTTAAACCAACACCGGGAGAACCAAATATGATTGAGTAACTAAATGGTGATTTATTAAAAATAATTGGATATTTGAATATCCTAATTATTGTTTGACTACAATCATTACCAATATGATGTGTTTTTTTAGACAGCCACATAGTATCCATCACTTACATTACTTTCTTTTATATAACCCTCAGAAATTAACATCTCTAATTGTCGTTTTGTTTCGTCCATATCCTTTCTAAGAATGTATTTGGAGATGTAACTGATGTGGATTGGTTGTCGTAACTTATCCATTAAGGTTTTAATTTGTTTTTTGTCCATTATGATAATAATTTTCTAGTTATTTTAATGTTTTGATTGATATATGATAATATTTTTCTTTTAAAGATTGGGACTAGTGTTTGTTCTAAAGGAAACACATCATTACAAAACACTTCAAATATTGGATAATCACATTCTTTATTTTTTTCATATGTTTTTGAAAATGTAGAGATAATTTCCGGTATAGTCAAACTATCCTGTTGCCCTTTGAAAACTAATTTTAAAGATGTTTTGGTTTGTCCTTTGGTTTTATACACTTTTCTTGTTGTGTATTGCCAAATATATAAAATTTCCGGTGTCTTATAAGAAAAGAAACCTGATTTACTTTGTAGATTGGTTTTGTTTTTCTTTACAACAACATCTATGGAATCGTAAACAATACTCCATATTGATTTTGCAAAGTTAAAATAGTCGTGTAGTTGTGGTTGACTACTTTTTAATATTTTTTGATATTCAATAACTTCCTCATCATCTAAAACGGGAATGTCTTTAACTTTTAAATCAGATAACACTAGTTCATCATCATTAGAAGTTAATTTTTTATCGACATATAAAATTTTGTTTTGTGTAAGTAAGGTCTGTATATTACCCAAATGTAGTGAAAGCTCAATAAACATTGGGTAGACCTCCATTCTCTCAAGATGTTTGTTCATCTTTTGAAAGTAATCTAATAACACATATTGTTTTTGCTCAGCATCTAGAATACCTTCAAATAACCAATCGGTATCCATTATAAATTTATTTTTCTGTTTCATTCCCATATTATATTACTTAAAATATACGGGAAAAAATTTAAAAAAGGAATAGTTTTAGTTAGTTCTCATAATATAATAGGTTACACCATTAACATCTTCACTATCATAATTACCATCATAACTATTCATAACACCCCAACCATCAGAGTCAACTAACCCTTGAGCTAAAGCGTCTTCATCAATATAATCTTTAATATCATAACCAAGATTTTTAAGATAATCTAATGGGTCTCTTCTTACGTCTCTAACAAGTTCCGCAACTTTATTCTCAATCATATCTTCACTTGGTTCGGTGTCAACTTCAATACTATCCAACTCTTCCTGTAGAGCGTCAATTTGATTTTGTATATCCTCCTCATAATCATAATAATTTTCATCATCAGAATCTAATTCTTTTAATTGTTCTTCCAAATCAGCAATTTGAGATTCAAGTTGTTCTATTCTTTCTTCTTGTTCCGAAGTCAGTTCATAATCATCATCATTAAAATAACTTTCAGGGTTCTCTCTAACTTGATAATCATAATCATCTTCAGCCATACTAACAATAGCATCAACATCTAAATAATCTTCAATAAATGATTCATTAAATCCATCAGCACCAACATCATCAACATAAGATTTTGCATATTGTAATGCCGCCTCATCCATTTCTTCTTCAGTTCCAACAGTATATTCTCTATCCTTGAATCCCGGAATTAAAACCTCAAATTGTTGTAAACCATAATGAGTATATCTTGGATGTGCATACATCATATAAACATCTGCATCATTTTCCTCTAATTCTTCAATTTCCGTTTGTGTTTCATCAATAGCTTCTTGAACTTCGTATGCCCTGTCATCATTATCATCAATCCCCTCATACTCTTGCTCTAAATCTTGAAGTTTACGTCTCAAAATTGTTAATTTTTCTTTGTCCTCGTCCGATAATGGTTCTATTTCACCAACATTAACTAAATTATCAAATAATGCGTGAGCTTTTTCTCCGGTTTCATCACCCTGTTCTAAAGCCCATTCGTCACTATCACGAAGAGATTCTTGTTCACCAAGTTTAGCATTTAATTCTTGTTTTTCTCTAATTCTTTCACGAGGAGAATCACTATCAGAAATATATCTTTTAACTTGTAATCCACCTAAATCAGCAACTTTAGTATTACGAATATCTAAATAACCATCAATGTAAGCTATTGGCCCAATATCTTTAACATCTTTACCACCCAAATCTAAATCACCGGTAATATATAATGGTTTACCACCATATTGTTTCATTTTTCTAAAAACGTTACCATTGTAACTAGCATATTGCATTACATCCAAGTAATCCTCAGGAGATATTCTATAATATTCGTCCTCAGTTTCTTTAATGATTCGTTTAATTACTTTATATAATTCGGATTCAGTAAGTCTTAATTTTCTACCCATATCAATAAATATCCACGAAGATACAAAATTTATTTACTTATTATCATTATTATTGATATTTATGGATATATAAACTTTAAATCATATATTACAATGAGCTGTGGATGCAAAAACAAAGGAAATCAAACCCCACCACCAGCACAACAAACGAATACTCCTGCAGGACAAAGTCAACCACAGACACAACCTATCCAAGAGTCAATTCGTAAAGTTGTAGAAAAATATTACAAGAAGTAATAACTAAACGTTTGGGGTAAAAAACTACAGGGGACAATTTTGTTCCCTTTTTTTATTTATAATTAAAATTAATTTCGATATCATTTTGTATAACTTAAAAATATGAAATATATAAATGAGAACTCAAACAGAGGATTGGTTAATTTATTCTCCGATTATATTGTCAACCAAATAAATAAAGACAAACAATATGATGTTGTTATTGAAGTAACTGATTGTGGTAAATTCTTTGTGGTTAATGGAATGACCAACTCCGACAAGATTTTGGATATGGTTAAGGTAAAAGAATCTTTCCTTGAAAGTTATAAATCCCTACTAACTAATTTTGGTTATGAGAATGTTAATGTAATTGATTTAATTATGTATGAAAAAGAATTAGCAAAGAAAGATGACTATACTTTTGACTTTTATAATTCTTCAAGACCAATATATCATTACAAATTAATTAACACATTAATTGATAATTCCCAACCTAAATTTAATTCCATTTCATACACCGACAGATTAGAATACGAGTTGGATTATTCTGAAGATAACACTCATAATTTAGAATATTATACTTACGCCCCGTTAAACATCTCATCTGAGTTTCCACACGGGTATAGTTTGAGTATGGGAAGACAAGAGTTATACTATTCAGAATACATCTGTAATCAATTGTTTGATGTGATACTAACCGACAAATTAACTTTTAAATATTCATCCGTTAAACAAGACGAGGATAACCAAATAAACATTCAATCAATGAGTTTGTTCCCACGAAAAGATGTTATTTCTATGGTGTTAGATGTATTTGATTTTGATATGTTAATATTTAATGATATGATTAAAGGTTACAACATTATGGAAGACGTAACCAAACCATTTGATAAAAAACCTTGGCTCATAAGAGATAAAATTAAAGACCTGATATTATTTTAAAAAGAAAATCCCCAATCAAGGGGATTTTTTTATAGTCCAAAATGTTCTTTAATGATTGCAACACCTTCTTCAATCTCGTTGTAATCTCTGTCCGGAGCATATAGATAACTTTTATGGTCATCTGTATCCGGTGATTCAACTATCATAAACGCAGGAACAAATTCATTCTCAGTAATCTCAACAAACATTTCGTATTCATCTTCGTGTTCGTTAATATCTCTAACCTCAAATGATATATTTGATTCCTTTAATTGTTTCTTCATTGTCTCACAGTGGGGACAACCTTTCATTGTGAAAAGAATTAATAACTTATCCATTGATTAGGTTAGTTGCCAATTGTTTAATTTGACCCTCCATTTGCATTCCTGGTTGAGAATACACTTCTTTACCACCTGAGAATGATTTTAATGTTGGCACCGCTCTAACACCCAATTCTACCGCTAAATCTCTATTTTCTTCAACATCTAAAGTATATAATTGAACTTCTGAATTTTCATTTCTATATTGTTCAGAAACTTTTTCAAAAATAGGTTTCATAACTTTACACGGACCACAAAATTTGGCCCAGAAGTCAACAATCAATTTATCACCATTTTCAATTTTTTTTCTTAATTCTTCTTGTGTAATTTCCATAATTTTAATTTATATTAGACCAACTTCTACCATTTTTTAACTCATAAAAAAAATTTTCTCTGACTTGGGGGTAGAGTTCTTTTAATTGTTTAACTTTTAACCCTTCTTTTATTTTTTGTTTTATTTCTTTAACTAATTCAACCCCATATTTAGAGTTTTTTTGTTTAGTCTCTTTTGCTTTATTAACTCGTTTTTCTTTTTCATCATCAGATATTGACCCCCACCCATTTTTAACTGATAATCGTCGTTTTTCTCGTTGTTCATCTGCTTTATCACCATATAGTTCCTCATATGTTTTACCTTTATGAGAATTACCATTTTTAACTGCCTCAGATATTTTAACCCTCATTTCCGGAGAGTGAACATATCCTAAACAACCTTCACCACCTATTGTAGCGTTTAATCCATTATTATATGAATTATATTGGTCTATATATTTTTTTTCTGTTTCGTAAATAAGATTAAAATCACATTCTTCAATTAATTCTATGGTAAAATTTTCTTGACCATATTTTTTCATTGAGTTATATAACTTTGATTTATAATTTGAGGTAAAACATCTTGATAAATGTTCTTTAAACCTTTTATCTAATGACGATATAGTACAACCTATATAAATTAAACCATTTTCTTTATTTGTTATTTTATATATCCTTCCTTTTTCTACGCTCATTGGTGTCTTTTATTATAAATATCACCAAGTAACATAAAAGTTAATCTTTTTTTGTTAATCGTTTTATTTGTAGTAAAATATAATCAACTACGTTTTGTTTATCCACCTTTGTTAAAATAAATATCTTAGTCTCCGACTTTCGTAAAATTAAAATACCAGTAGAGTCATATTCGTATAATCTATCTTTATAAAATATGTCGTGTTCATTGTTCATAAAATAGTCAAACCACAGTAAATGTGATTTATTTAAAAATTTGTCAGTGTCTTCTTTAGACATCGTTGGATACACCTCTACAATACTAGGGTGAACTCCAAACCTTTCTTTAAAAGTATCTACGCAATGTTGTGGTATTTCTTTCATCTTAAAAATCTAAAACGTCCGGGTCATTATAGACCGGAACTAGGTTATAATTATTATACGAATTTAATTTCATAATTGAATCGTTTTCCCAATCTAAATACACACTTTTTGTATTACTTGTAAGACTATTATATTCTTTAATAGTGTAATCAGAGAATACTTTCCTTCCCCCAAATTCACCACCAATCTGTAATGTATCAAACAACTTCTCACGAACAATATATTCAATTCTATCATCCAATTTACTCAAAACATCATCCCAAGAACTATCTAATCTATGATTAAACTTACCCAAAGTCTGAACTCTATTCAGTTTAAAGTTAAAATCACCATTACTCCACACAAGTGGTCTCACCTCAATCTCAATTGACGCTCTTTCTTCAGTTTCTCCCTCACCACGTCTTAACGATATTAATACAGAACCCACACGTTTAACATATGTCTTAACACAATTAGATTGAAACAACGACTCGTTGTTGTATCGTTTTGATGTTGTTAATACCTCAGGGAAGTATGGACCATCTTTGGTTAAAATAACCTCATTTATTTTATCAACAAACTCTTGGTTATAGATTCTAGTAAAGTCACCATTGGTATAATGGTTATATTTTTCCGACCAATCATAGTGTTCTTGAACAAACTCATCGTGAGTTCTTGATGTCCATTTAACCGGTTCCATTTGGTCTAACAAACGATAAAATCTAAAGTGGTCTTCAATCACATTACTGTTAACCAATCCTTTTTGAAATAATTTATATATCTCAAAGAAATTGGAGAACTCCTTTTTTGTTAACAACCCTTTTCCAATGTTATTATGGAATACAATTTGTCTATTATGTTCCAATAATAATTGAATAAAATCATCAGGTTGATTTAATATAAATTTTTCACCAAAAATGTTACAAGCATTTTTGAAATTATTTACACCCTCAAATGATTTAACGTTATGTAATACTCTCTTAACCTTATCCCCCTTTAAGTTATGAACTCTCATTAAAGCATCAATATACTTATACCCACACTTCACCAAATCTTTTTTCTTTGGTTGGGGATAGGTATTCATAAGTTCAAACCAATTGTTTGGAACTTTGGTTCCTTGAGCATCCAAATATCTTTTGTAGATTCTTTGTTCAGGAAGTAAGTCAGCATATAGTTCAGTGCCGGGAATGGCATTTACAAAGGTTGAGATTACCTGATTAACTATTGTTGGGATATCAACTTTATCTTTATCAACTATTGAGTTGAATGACTCTCTCAAGTATCGTCTCATATTATTGATAGGGTCATTATTAAAAAGGACTCTTCTAATATTTTTACGACATTTTCTCTTCAAATGGTAATTATCTAATGAACCGGTATATAACGCATTTGTTTTATAGTTGAATGTGATGAACTTACAATTAGTTCTTAATTTAAACCATTTACCCGCAACACGTCTTGTTTTACTATAATTGAATACCTTGAAGGAAACTTTATCATTCTCTTTAGTCACACAGATAATCACCCTAGTCAAATATAAGTGAGCAAGTGGGTTCCCGTAATGTTCTACAAATTTTTCTTCTGTATTGTAATTCGCATTAACAGTATAGTCACCCCAAGGCGTATAACTTGTATGTCTTCCTGAACTTAAACTAGTTTCAATCGTCCCCCAATCAAACTCGTCCTCAACTTCTTTTTTAAGAGGACGAATAGGATTAGTATCCAAGTATTCCCATACTTGATACTTCTTTGCGGTATAGTTAAATAATTCTTCTTTCATCAGGTTTATTTTGAACCACAAAAGTAAGATATTAAATTTGAATATACAAATTAATTAAGGGAAAAATGAGCAAATTGTGTGTGATAAATTATGGACTTAATCTTATCCATATCAACCTCATTGTTCTGAGATTGTTTAAGAGCCACAACGATAGATATAATTTGTTTTTGGGTTAAGGAAACATCCTCACCATTCTCAATATTATCTAATGATTGTTGTTTTACTCTGTCGTAGAAGTCATCCTTTAAAACATCCCCAATTAACTGAATTAAGTCATTGGGGTTGTTATTAAAGAAAGTTATAAATTGATTAATGTAGATTTCAACGTCAACATTTTTCATAATAGTTTTTTTTTAAATTATTCTTCCATATGGTAGAAACCTTCACCCGTATTGTATTGTTCTAATGCTTTTGGCACTTGAACATTCGGACATCTACTTACATTCACAAATGTAAGGTTTGGTAAGTTTACAATACAGTCAGGGATTGTTTGTAATTCTTTGTTGTTTGGACAAGCCAAGAACACTAAGTTCTTTAATTCACAGATTGAGTTTGGAAGTTGACTAATCATATTCTCAAACAATATTGCTGTTAGCGATTGGAATCTACTGATTGTTTCAGGAACATCAATATTAACAGTTTCATTTGAAGTGTTAATAATGTTTAACCTTTTGATTGTTGTTGGTAGTGAGTTGAATAATTCTTCAAAACCATATAATGCCACAAACTTACCTGTTGCAGAGTCCGGATATTTAATCTCAACATTATCTGAATTTGGTTTAACAAATCCTGCTGCAAATTCAGGTTTAAATATTTCTTTAAACTCAGACCATTTTCCATTCAAATATTCAACAACCGGAATATTACCCCCGTGTTGGTTAGCAAATTTAAATTGGTTAGATGGGAAGTGAAATTGATATCTTTCAGACGGTAACCCCGTAACTTCCCCCACTTTACCTTTATCATCATTAGCAATAAAGATATATAATGGACCTTGTTGTCTGTAAGTATTTGAATAACTAGAACCTTCAGCCGCTGTACACCAGTTAGTTTCACCTCTATCAAGACCTCCATTATAACCTCCAAAATACGAAGCCGCTTTAGAACCTAAAGCTCCTTTATCCGCAATTTTAATTAATGTGTATTCAGAACCAACTTTTAAGATTTCAGCGCCAGGAATATTAAAGTTTGTGTTAGACGCAGCACCCACCTCTTTCTTAACTTTTTTACCACGATACATATTTAAATCAACAGTTTCACCATCACCAACTTTAACTTTTAAGTGTGATAAATCACCTAATGATTTAACATTATTAATATCTTTCTTAGCAGCATCTTCTAAACTACCTTTAAATCTATCATATTTCACCAATAACTCAGTGAATTGAGATAAATCTTCTAAGAAAAGTCGTCTGTATTCATTAGCTTTTGATTTATATTCATCACTACCAACCTCAATTGGTTCATTAGAACCTTCACGAGTTAAATATGGTTTAACAAATAGATTCAATAACCATTGAGTGTATTTACCAACTTTAACTTTGTCACTTGTCATATCTTGAACAGACGCCGCATCTTTATCGTAGTTCTCAGGAACTCTTGTTGTAGGGTCAGCAAAAACAATTTGCTTAACAACCTCAAATGGTAAAATACCTTTTTTTCTGTCACCACTAGGTAAAACATATTTCTTGTATAATATTTGAAAACGAGCGTCTTCAGTAATTAAGTTCGATAATACTTTTGTAATCTTCATTTTAATTGTTTTTATTATAAATATTTGATTTTTGTAAATAATTCGTTAAACCCATTTACTTTTCTTTAACGGGACAAAGATAACTCATTTTTTTTAATATCCAAACTATTTTACGTAATTCATAATTAGAAGTTCTTCTCCCATATTTTGAGCTTTACCTTTCTTAGCCGCAGCCGCTTTAGCAAACTCTTTCTTCTCCCATACATATTGAAGTGGTGGGAACCAAGTGTGTAATTGTGGAAAATCATAATAAGATAATGAGAACTTACCTTGAATACCTTTCAAACAATCCGCTAACCTCTCGTGGTCCGCACTATCAAAGTCGTGGTTATTATAATAGTTCTCAGTCTTCCAATATGGAGGGTCAGCGTAAACATATGTAGATGGTCCATCATACTTTTGAATAACTTCTTCAAAGTCCATATTCTCCACTTTAGTAATCTTTAAGAAATGTTCTACCCAATCCGGTTTAGATAACTTATCTCGGAATGTAAGATACTTTGATTTATATTTACCTTTTAGGTCAATGAAGTTACTTGTTTCAGGCTTAGACCCTGAGAATACTTGAGCCAATACATAAGCGTATTTTGCTGCAACAACATAATCATAAGGTTCTACCTTGAAATTATCGGCGAATATTTCAGCCTGAAACCTGATGAATTGTTCTCTGTAAATGTCCGGTGTTGGAAACTCCCCTCTTTGTTGACAAGGAATGTTATTCACTTCTTCCAATAATCTTTCCGGATTCTGAAGACATTGAAATAAATTGTAGTTAAGCGGATTAAAGTCGTTGTAGACAACTTCTTTTAAATTGGGGTATTGTTTTAAATCCATATTAAAGAATACCCAAAACATACCTGAAAATGGTTCTACGTATGTTTCAATGTCATTTGGTATAAATGGAACAATCCATTTACCTATTTTAGATTTACCCCCGATGTATGATAATGCCATAATTTTTCTTTTTTACAAAGATAAGAAATAAAAAGTAAAAAAGCAAGTTTCTCTTTCAATTATTTTTTACTATATTTGTAGTAAATTAATATTTATGAATATGAAAGAATCTATTGAAACTCAAATTATCGAAGAAAAAGATATTATTGACATTACACCGGACCAACTAGAACAACCTGAAAAAGAATGTAAATCTTGTAAACAAAAAAAAATAACTAATAGTCAGTTGGCTATGGTAATTGCATCATTTTATATATTATTCTCTTCAATATATGGAACAGTTAAATTAATCAAAGAATTAATTCACCTTATCCCTTAAAAAAGAAACCCCTTTTATAGGGGTTATCTTTTAAATTTAACAAACAATTTAATATATAAATCACCTCTATTGTGATACCCTTTACCTTTAACTCTTAATGGTTTTGACGTATCAAATTCTCCCGGTAATTTAATTGAAATCTCACCTAACGGATGTGGGACTTTAACAGTATCTTCTTTCAAGGAATTTAAATCAAAATAAGCGTTGTAAATTAAATCATCCATTGATTTTTCAAAATTATTTTCAGGAACAATTTTAATTCTAACAACTAAATTACCATACATACCATCTTTAAAATCCCCTTTACCTTGTACTCTTAAAAATTGACCTTCATCTATACCATTTGGTAATTTAATAGATATTGTCTCTACATTAGATGTTGTAGTTTTTCCGTGACAAATTCCACAAGTTGTTTTATATGAAAATCCTCTACCACCACAAGACCCACAACTTTGTCTTATAATTTGAGTAAATAATCCGGTCCCTATTTGTTGAGTAATAACTCCTTGTCCACCACAAGTAGAACAAGTTATTCTTTCACCTCCGGACCCATTACATCCACCACAATTATGGTCTCTATTATATGTTATACTTTTTTCACCACCTTTATAAGATTCAACCGCACCAACAACAACTTCAACTATTTTATCAGGAACTGCTCGTTTTCTTTGAGTGTGCATTTGATTAAACATATCCTCAAAAGGGTTAAATCCTCCACCACCCATATTAGCAAATGGGTTCCTTCTTTGATTATCGTATTGACTTCGTTTATTTTCGTCACCTATCGTATCATACGCCTCCGAAATCTTTTTAAACTTATTTTCGTCACCCCCTTTATCCGGATGGTGCTCTACCGCTAACTTTCTATAAGCTTTCTTTATTTCGTCTTGTGAGGCATTTTCACTAACACCCAATATTTGATAAAAATCTTCCATTCTTTACTTAGTTTATATTTAAAGTTAAATTATATATTATGAATTATTTAATTGTTCTATTCAAAAATAAAGTAAAAAAGAAAATAATCAAGAAGTTTAAGACCTCAAATAGAGCGAATACTTTCTACGAATCTTTATTATTGGAAAGTGGTAATGTTATTTTTGATAAACAATATGAAAACGGATTCTCCTTTAATTATGAAATTGCCATACTTGAAAAAGTGTCGGGAACTTTTTTACCTGTATTTTTAAAAGATGAATTTGGTAGAAATATTAAAGTAAATTTAGATAATGAAGATTTTTCTATAAAAAAAATAAACCCATACCATATCGAAGAATTAATTTTAGATACTACATTAAATAAAAAAATAAACTCAAAAGAGTTTATTAGGTTATATTTAGACCCACCCGGATTTAAACTAGTTTCTAAATTAAATAATAAAATTGTTGTTCAAATTGACGATAAATTTAATTTATTTACATTAAAAAATGAATATGATTCAAGTAGGTTTATTGATTCAATTTCTGAGTTTTTTATTGAACAAAAACGTTTTGACTGTATGTTTGTTAAAGATTACTCAAATGCTCAAAGAAAATATCTTTATAACTTATTAGTTGAAAATGGTTTTTCTAAGTCTTACTTACAACGTCAGACAACGACCCATCCTTCAATAAAAACATAAACTCAACTCCGGACATATCTATTTTAAACTGATTAAAGTTCCTATCAACATCTCTAAAATTTTTTTGAACTTTTTTATAATCGTCATAACTAAGTTCCATAGCAACAGCCATAGTCCCATCCGGAAATAATGTTTGTAATCCATCAGCAACAAGAGCTAATTTCTCAATTATCCCATCAATACTTTGTGTAGTCTCTCCCATAATGTTAATTTTTTAGGTTGTTCAATCGGTTTAGTAACAATATCTTCCTTATTTATTTTTTTAATTGTCTTAATAAAATCTTCTTTTTCTCTGTTTAAAATAATTTGATTCTTAACAATTTCTTTATTCAGTAACTCCAGTTCCTTTAACTCCTTCTTCTCCATCATCTAATTTTATTTTATTTACTTTTGGTTTCATCTCAAAACTTAAATCTTTTAAATTATTTAAATTTTGTTTTTCAAAGATAGATTTTAATTCGTTAACTTTATTTTGAAATAATCTATCTTTTTCTTCTAATTCAAGATTATATCTAATAATATTTTTAAGGTTATCTGAAATTATTCCAACACTTTCTTCCGATATTTCAGACACAAAAGAAAAAAATCTATGATTCTCAACTTTACTAGTTTGTTCCATTACTTTTTCTTCATCTACGTATTTTTTAGGTAATTTCCAAGTTGTCGGAAAACTAACATCAAAACTTAAATAGTTTTCTAATTTTCTGACAGACTGTAAATAAGGTAAAAGAGATGAAAATTCTTTATATAAACTCATAATTAATTTTTAATAATAAATGTTAAGCAATATGATATTGCAAATCCAAGAAACATAAGTTCCCATTTACCCCACACCATTTGTTTTGGCGGATTTGAAAATAGGGAACTTATTATTCTACCAACCGTTCTAAGAACAGTCAAAACAGAAAATATAAATACAAATAAAAATACTGTATTAATGTTATCCATTATTAGTCTTTTTTTCTTTCAGATAAAATCTCTTTTCTTAGACTATCTAATAATTTTTTTAAATCCTGTGCAGATTTTCTAGCTCTTGTTCCGGCACTATTGTTACCACCAAAAAACTTTGTCGTGTCAACTGATAATTCTTCAACCAATGACTTAATTTGTTCTAATGTTTCCATCTGAATAATTTTAGTTAATTTATTTTTTATAATACTGTAAAAGTAATTTTTTTTACCCTATAGTAAATACTAACAAGGTTTTTAATGATTTAAAGACTTATCTAATATTTTATAAATGGTTGTAATCATATCTAAATCAGATTTAGTAAATGATTTTTCATTGTTAAATAAGTCAGTAAAAAAAAATCCTATGGATGATTTAACTTTAATATCTTTTTGATGGTAAAATGTTTCATCAAAAAAAGATTCAAAATAATCAAAATGTTCACCTTTTTTATCAAATTTGATATTTTCCTTACTGAAATTATCAATGATTTTATTCCAACACCATTCAAAATGATTTCTATCATCATTTTCCGTTAAAATGATTTTAGTTTCATTAACCTCACTTTCACCTAAGTAAGTGTTAAAAATAAGATTATTAAGTGAATGTGTGAAATCAGAATATAATTCCAATTTTTCAGGAATTATATTATTACTTCGGAACCAAACGTCAACGTCTTCCCGTAATAAAGGTTTTGATATGTAGTTAAAAAAATTCTCCATAGAGTTCGTCTATGGAGAAATTATAAGTTATAATATTTGTTTGTAAATTATTGAGTTTTTTGATTGTAACCAATTAAAGATTTCATTCTAGCAAACTCTTCATTAATTTGTTTTTGTTTTTTAACTTCAATGGATTCTAATTTAGCCATTAATTTATCCCCTTCATCTTCACCTGCAGTATCTTTAATAATTGGTTGAGGAGCTTTGTTATAAGCCTTTTTCTTAATCTGACCTAAGATATTATCTTTTCTAATTTTATTACGTTTTTTATTAACATTAGATTCACCGGTGTTTGCCCACTCAGGATTATTACCTGTTCTTGAAGAACCTTCAATATTATCAGTAACCCATTCTTCATTTGGATGGATTTCATCGTACACTAAATTTTCTTGTCCTGCAGCAGTTAAATTATCAACATACTCTTCAACAGCACCTGACGGGATATACGCTTTTTTACTCATTTTTTCTAATTCACCATTTCCTTTTGGGAATATTTTAGGGTTCATATCGTAATCACCTTTAGAACCATCTTTAAGGTAATCTTTCATTTTTTTGGTAACATCTTTAATGTAATCATTATTTTCTTTACCAGAACCATTGTGTGCTTTTTTATAAACTTCTAAACCTCTTGGAGAACCCCCCATTCCTTTAATGTTATTTTTTTCCGCAGGGTCCTTAACAATTTTATTTTTTTGCTCTTTAACAATTTTTTCAATTAAACTAATCATTTCACTTTCAGTTAATCTGTAAGATTCTTTAATATTTTTTTTGTGGTCAGCACCTTTATATGCTTTAATATTTTTAGCAAAGTTAGCTTGTTTAACTAATTTAGGGTCACCACTTTTTAATGCTTTCTCAATACAAGATTTAGTCACTTCTCCTCCACAATGTTTAGAGAAATCACCTTTAGTTCCTTTTTTCTCAATTTCTTTTTCTGCTTTCTGAATAAAATTTTTACCTTCTTTAGTTTCAAATTTTTTACCGTCAACCTCAAAATTATCTTTACCTGTTTTTCTAGCTTGAGATAATGCACCAGTAAAGGCATTACCTTCATCTGTTTCAGATTTTTTACTTTGTCTCAACATTTTGAAATCTTCAGCATCAATTTTATTGTTTTTATTTTTATCTAATCTTCTTTGACGACCTTTTAATGATTCAGTAATGTTAACACCTTGACACATTTCTTTAGTTACCGGGTCTTCTTTACCAAAATTTTCTATATGATATCTACAAGTTTTTTCTCTGTCTTCGTCAGTATTTTCCTCATCATTTTCAATATCGTCAATAGATTCATTCTCACCAACGTAGTCAAATTCATTATTGTTATTTAAATCTTGGAAATCGTGAATGTCTTCCTCCATTTCACCACCTTTATAACCACATTCATTACATTCACCTTCATACATAGTTCCACCACATTCACATACATTACCACCTTTTATTTTAGAAACAAGACTATCAGCCTTCTCTTCTAAAGTCTCTTTTAGAATTTTAGACACTAAATTATCTAAATAAGTTGTATTTAATTTTTTCATTTTTAGTTTTTATTATAAATATATTAGTTTTTAACTTTATTTCTTTGAAAAGGTATTTTCATATTCATAAGCAATAATTGTTTTAATAACATTTTCACTCATATTATGTCTCTTACTAATATTTTGAATAGCTTTCTTAACTTGTTCATTCTCAAATATTTTTAGAGCTTTAATATCCCCTTGATTACAATATGGAAATTTTTGACATTTCTTTTTAACCTGTACAAATTTTCCTCCAGGAATTTGTGTTTTCTTTTTACCACCCCAATCTTTCTTCTTTGTTGACTTAGCCCAAGCTGAAGTTGTTTCATATGAACCCGATGCACCTGAACCTGTAGCCTCAGTCGCCTCAACTTTTTTGGTTTCACCACAAATACATTTAGATTTAACTCTATCACAAGAATCACAATATTCCTCCTTACCTTCTTTCACACAATTAGGGACCATTTTACCATTTTTATTTTTCATACCCTTTTGGTCATAACCTTTCCAACAATCCTCTTCCATTTCACCTTTGGTTGTTGAGAATAATGGACCTGAATAAGCTCCGGCTGAACTAGCACCTTGCTCCTTAGTTTCACCTTTATCTTTACCCGGTCTAGAGTATCTATTTTTTTTAATAAATGGGTCAGACACAGTTACATTTGGTGTACCAAATTCATTATTTTTTTCTTTAAACTTTTTAAAATCCGGGTCTGTTTGTAAATCTTTTTGGAATTGTTTTTTCCCGCTTTTATTTTCACCCATAATAGGTAATGATGAAGTTAATTTACCAACCGGTTTATTTATGTTAGTTTTACCTACTAATTTGTCAACAATACCTTTTTTCATTGGTCTTTTAATTATTTTTAATTTCTTATTATTTTCAGGAATTTCATTTTTATATTCATTTGCAGCTAAAACAGCATCCATACCACCATTTACAATAGTATTAGACTTACCCATTTCAGTAGACATAGCTTTTTTTAAATCCGACCCATAACTTTCTTTAACTTTCATAAATTATTTAACTATTAATAGATATGAAGTAGATAACACTCCTAAGAATGCCGCCGCTTTATATAAAAAAGATTTAAATTTAACACCTTTTAATTCTTTTTGTAAATCTTTAGTCATTAGGTCGTATTGTGTTATTTGTAAATCTTTCTGACCTATAATAAATTGATTATTTTTGTCTTTCTTTTCTAATAAAAAAATGATTGTATCTTTTTGAACTTCTCTCTGCTCAACTTTACTTAGTTTTAATTGAGTTAATGATAACTCTTCTTTACACCCGTCAAACCTTAATAAGTCTTGATAGATTAATCTAGCTGTTTTAGTTGGAAGTACTACTTTGGTTGTATCTTGCTGCGAATAACTGCTCAAGCTCAACATTACCAAAGTTATTAACATTATTAACTTTTTCATTTGTTTTTTCTTTTACTATTGTTAAATTATTATCAATGTGATGAATTTCTTTAGTGATGTTGGTAACATTTTCTTTTACCTCCATAACTTTAGTATCTATTTGTTTATTAACCACTTGAGCTGAATCAACTTTAACTTGGATTCCCTCTATTTTCTTTTTATAACCACTAACGTCAGTTTTTATACCACTAGTTGTGAAAATATTCCAACCAACCAAAACACCAACAATGATTAATAAAATTGTTTGACTATTACCTTTAGTTATATCTTTCATTATTCCTCAGTTTTAATTGTTTTTTTTCTTGAAGCTAAAACTCCCGCCCATTTTGATTTAAATTTTTCGTAGTAAGTTTTTAATTTACCAATTAAATTTAAAAATTCATCATCAACTTTTAACATTTCACCATTAATATAAACACCATTTTCTTCCCCTATTGAAAAGAAAAATTCAATATCAAATTCTATTAAAGTACCTGACCATTCAACATTATTTGTGTATACATTTAGTTTATTAAAATCTGCCATATCAGAAACACCCGAAACAAATTCATCCATAGTTTCTTGAAAAGCTATTTTTTCATCAGTAGTCAATTCTAAATCTGTTTGGTCTTTACCGTGTAAAACTAATAATCCGCCTGAAATTCGATAAGCTTGTTTTTTATCGTCTTCAGATTCTTCTTCATCATCTTCCGCAGTGTCATAATCAATTTTATCTTGAACTGATTTAGTTACATTAATTTTTGAAGTTACATTATCGTCAGTTAGGTCAACACCTTGTTCTGTCAATAATCCGTATTGTCTACGGATATCCTCATTAATAGTCTCATTATTTAATAATTTTCTTGAGGCTTCTAATAATTGTTTAATTTCATCGTGCGAATTATTCATTTTCTATTTTTTTTAAAAGTTCATTAAATTTAAATGCGGGGCTAACATCTGTATAATCTACACTAAAATTACTTTTAGTTACAATTCCACAATATTTTTCAATCCCATTTATTTTTGTATTATGTTCAATAACTTGAGGTTTAATTTTTACAGTGTCTAACAAATTTTTACATAATAATCCAAGATTTTCAATCTGAGATTCTGTATATGGTTGCCAAAAAAAGTAATCCCTCCACTTCTTTTCAAACACGTTACCTTTATAAATATCGCCAATCCAGTTAATGTAATGGTCTGTTAGTGGTTCTTTTTGTAACCACCCTAAATTTTCTAATGATATAATAATCGAATTACGATTTATATTGGGGTCTTTGAAGTATTCCGAATGTTCGGTGTTTCCCAATAATTGAATAATTTTACCTTCTCGGGTAACAATGTAGTTAGGTATTCGTTTAAAATCCCCATTATAACGAAACTTCAACGACTGAAGATAGTCGTTGAAGTTTCTTGATGTGTGTGTCAATATGATTTGGTGTTTCTTTTTTTGTTTCCCAACAGGTTTGAACTCACCGTATTTTATAATATCTATCATTCCACATAGATTAATGTTTTATGATTGTGGTTTAATATAACTCAATCTATTTGGTTTCGGAGATTCATCTATAATATCTTCTTCAATAATTTCTTCAATCACTTCATCAACTGATTCTGATTGAAATTGTGGTAACTCAATATATTTTTCAACGACCACCTCAACCGGAACTTCAACTATTTTCTCAACAATCACTTCCTCAATAATCGGAACCTCAACAATTACTTCCTTAATAACTTCTTTTTCTACAATAACTTCTTTAATAACTTCTTTTATCACATCATTACTTGATTTTCCATCATCGTATTTTGTGAAGAAGTGTAAAGATGTTAACGAGATAACCGGAAGTAATCCACCTTCTAAGAATGCCAACCATCGTTTCATAGCAATAACATCATTGGCTTTAGAACCTAACATTTCCCATACCGGACCAGTTAGTTCCATCCAAGATTTAAATAATTCTCCTGTCTCATCAATTTCTTTATAAGAGAAAAAGATATTACCAATCATTTGAATAAAAGTAATAATCCCAAACATAAACCATACTCCACCTTTGATTTTATTGGTTGCAGCAACCAATGCAGTCATTGCACCAATTTCAATCGCTATGGATAAGTATATAGCCCAACTTATTGGGTTTGCTAAGTTATACCAAGATACAACGTGGGATATAGATATTCCGGCAACCAATAGAATTGGTACCAAGAACATCGCTCTATTTGGGTGTTCCTTAATGGATGCCCATAATGACTTAATCATTTGTTAATTTATTTATTTCTTGGTCAATCTCAGTTTGTCTATTAACATCTAAGATTTTTCTATCAGACGCTTGAATAGCTCTTTTCTCTGATTTAAGACCTTCAATTTTTATTTCTTTACGAAGTTTAACCGATAGGGAATCAACACTATCATTAACATCTTGGATTCTTGAGTTAGTACTACAAGTTTTGAAAAATGTGATAATAACAAGGAAGAACATTATTCTTACTCCCCACGCATCAATAAAATTTAATATTGCTTTCATAATTTTTTGTATTAGTTTTATCATAAAAGTAAAAAACCTTCTATCATAATAAATAGAAGGTTCTAAACTTTTTATAAGTATTCAAATAATATTGAACTGTCATTCCTTAGTTTTCGTAAGGCTTTCTCTTTGATTTGTCTAACACGTTCTTTTGTTAAATTAAAATCACTTCCAATATCTTCAAGGGTTCTTGGTGTCCCACTAAGACCATAATAATCCTCTACAATTACTTTTTCTCTTTCATCTAATACACTTAGTAATGAATGTAATTGTAACTTTAATTCATCTTTAGTATTAAACCCTTCGTCAGGCATATCCGCTTGGTCATTTCTAATAATATCAACAAGAGTATCACCATCTTCATTAATACTCATATCCAAATCAACCATTGAAGGTAAGTTTTGAAACTTATCTTCTAATTTACCTCCGTTAGATTCAATAGCTTTTTTAGCTCTATGTAAATCCTGAACCACGTTAACCGGTAGTCTGATTGTACGAGCATTGTCGTTTAACGATTGAAGAATAGATTGTTTAACCCACCACACAGCGTAAGATATAAATCTAAGGTTCTTAGACCAATCAAAGTTTTGGATTGCTTTCATCAACCCTAAGTTACCCTCAGAGATTAAATCAGGAAAATCTAAACCTTGATTTTGATATTGTTTTGCTACGGTAATAACAAAACGTAAGTTACCTTCCAATAGTTCTTGGTTCACCTCGTCAATCTCTCTTGGAGATAAAGTTCCGGACGTAATTAACTTTGACAATTCCCTCTCTCTTTCAGGAGTCATTACCTTAATTTTACGAATGTCTTTTAAATACAAGTTAATCTCTTCTTGATTAATTGGAATACCTGAGTTTTTTTCTTTCATATTAATTTGAATATTTGTTTAGTTGTAATAATTCTTTTTCAGTCAGCGAATTTAAGCCTTTTTCTTTAATCTTCTCTAATAATTCGTCTAAAGATGGACTACGTTGTTTATTTTTAATTTCATCAATGTCGGTCCACTCATCGTCATCATAGTCAAAATCAAAGTTTTCAATGTTTAATTTAAAATTATCACGGATTTGGTCTTGTATCATTTTTCGTACCTCAAATTCATTTGGTTCAGAACCAAGTGGTTTTTCTGACATAAAGTCACTAATACCATCATTAAAAAGATGTTCGGATATTTTTTTAGGTAAACCGTATGACAAATTGTCAGAAGTATAAGGTAGTAAGACATACATAATATCCCCAACTCCTAAAATCATATCAATATAGTCTTTCACATCCTCGTGGGAATCCAATGTTGAGATTGTGAACACAGATGATTCTGGTCCAAAATAAAAATTAAGATTTGGTGTGTCAGAAATAACACATAATTCTTCTGCAATTTGTTCTGTAAATTCTTTTGGGTTGTCGTTTTTTGTAAAGACAAATAAAATGTATTTGGTTAAGTCCTTCATACGTTATACGTTTAGATTAGATATTATGTTACAAAGATACGAAAAAAATTATGTTCCCCAAACTTTTATTGTGAAACATAGCTAACATTTTCTTCTTTTCGGATTCTAACCACATTATCAGCCCAATTGGTAACTAATGGATTGTGAGTTATAACAAATATTTTTTCAAAATAATCCTTAATTTTACTAAAAAATTCTGACACCATTTCCAAATTATCGTTTGATATTTTTCCAAAGACCTCATCGAATACCACCAGATTTGCACGTGGTAATGAACATATCTTACTCAACACCGCTCTTAACGCTAGTGACGCTATTGACCTTTCATATCCTGAACCGGAAGACATCGGTTTCTCAACTTGAGTGTTGTTGTCAATCATAAGGAAGTCAACCTCGTTCTTATCATTAATCTTAACCTCCAATCTAAAGTGACAACTATCTTCCAATAACCTTTGAAGTTCACTATTAATAAGTGGCATCATTGTTTTCATTATAAGTTTGGTTACACCATTCTTACCAAAGATTTCCAAATAGATTTTATAGATTCTTTCTTTCTCCGTTTCTTCAGCAATCTTTCTAATTGTTTCCAAGTTAGAAGTTATCTTGGTAGTTAGATTAGTAATCGTAAACTTATTGTTTGAGATACTAGTTTCAATAGTTTTCTTCTCACCTTCAAGTTCATCAATTCTAATCCCCGCTTTAATCAACAACCCATCTGTCTTATTGTTTTCAATAATCTTATCCTGAACTTCAGAGTATCTTTCCAATTTGGTTTTTAACGCATCAATCATCAATTGGAAACGTTCAACACTTAATTCATATTTCTCTTTGATAAGTTTGTTTTTCTCATACTCATCAAACTCTTTTTTAAGATTAACAAAACTTTCTTCTTTGCTGGTTAATTCACGCATTAACCCCAATAATTCCTCTTTATGCGTGATAAATCCTGCAAGTTCACCAATTTTTGCATTGGTTATAGCCGCATTCATCAGTTCAATACCACAGTGTTCACATTTGATTCCACCATCAACCGAACTCTTAAGTTCTTCAATACTTTTAATCTTAGCGTTGTTCTCCGCTTGTTTAGTTATCAAATCCTTAATCTCTTGTTTCACCTCATCGTGTTTGTCCTCGTGGTAAAATTCAGATGGTTCAACAACCTTAACACCATCTCTATCTGAAATAGCTTTGGCTTTTTGTAGGTCCAACCCATTAATCTCTTCCTGAACTTTGTCCGGAGAAACCGTCACCAATTCATTATCAATGTTGTGTTTGGATTTTAACAACCCATCACGATACTCTTGTCCTTTAAGGATTCTTGCTTTAGCATCTTCCAATTGAGTATCTAATGTAAGATTAGTTTCGGTTAGGGTATCAATTGTTTCTTGACTAGTTTGGTTATCCGTTTTAAGTTCTTCAGAGTTATAGATGTTTGATAACATTCCTTTGGAGAAGTCACTATAAATTTCTTTAGCGGCTTCTTCCTTACGTTTAAGGAAATCTAACCCCATAAACCTTGAAAGAACTTGACCCCTCGCCGTAGGTTTGGCGTCAATTAGTTCTTCCAAGTTGGTGGCAGTTGTTAGGATTGTCATTAAGAAGTCCTCTTTGGTTCCGATAGACGTTTTAATAAACGCCTCGGTCTCTCTTCGTTGTTCTCCGGTGAAGTTCTGCAAACTACCATCAGACAATCTTTTATAAAAGTCCAACTCGGTCTTAACCGTCCATTCATTTTTCTTTGATAACTTTCTCTCAATATTTCTCAATATAATATACTCCTCACCATCGATTGTAATCTCACCTTTTACGGCAACTTTGTTTCTGTCTGTAAACCTGTTGAATATTTCCTCCGCTTTAGATGTTTTGGTCGTCTCATTAAAGAATAAGAACATAAGTAAATCCACAGTAAGAACTGTCTTACCCCCAAAGTTAGGTGGGTTTGACTCTACAACCGTAATCCCATCACACTTCTCAAAATCTATCTTTTGATTCTCACCATAGGATAAAAAGTTTGAGAACTCAATGTTCTTGATATACCATCTTTTAAACGGAGCAGCATCAGTTTGAGTTTGTAACAATTTGTTATCCACAATACTATTAAGTTGGTAGATATCATCGTAGTGTTCCATATTCCCCTTTGACTCCAAGAATGAACGAACTAGTTCTAATTGATAGTTCTCATCCAAGATGTTAAAGGAGATGTCTACGGTATGTGTGGTGTCGTCAGCAACCTTTGTCTTGGTGATTACGTTGACGTTGGTTGTGTTATACTTCTTTTGGAAGTAATGACGAACACTCTTTATTTTTTCTTGTGTAAAGTTTTCAGCATAATCCTCCCATACAATCTGTAGGTAAGGATTATCAAAACTTGTGATATCTAAATCTTTTATCATTATTGTGTAATTAAATTCTATGGGGGGATTAAATAAATCCATTTGTTTTAATTCAGTTCTTCTACTTCTTCTTGAATGGAATCACCACCATCTCTTCTATCCTGAGCCACCAACACGGTATCCAAGTTCCAACCATCATATGCGGTTAGTTTTTCACATCCTCTATCCATCCAATAAAATTCACTCATCCAATCATCCCATTTGGAATCAACTAGTTTAATGAAGTTCTCATCGTTACCTCTATCTCTATATCGTTGGATGAACTCCTCTTTTCTGTTATCATCCGGATAAACCAAATAGAAATATAAACAGTTGTCCAATAACGCGTCTCTCACTTCTTTATGTGAAGAAACAAAGATGTATTTGTGTTTTCCAATGTTCTCTTTAATATGAGTAATATAGTTCTGAGGAAAACTTGGGTTTCTTGTTTTATTACCGTGTTCATCAATAACCCAACTAAAACCACTTGAATCGGAATCCAAAGTGGTATCAGGATTATTTTTATGATAGGTAGTTTTTCCTACCCCGGGAAATGCTGATACTATCTTAGTTCTCATTAGTCACTTCAGGTGTTAAAACTTCAACATCAGTTATGTTAATTTCATTTACATCACCCATAATCTCAGCGTTTAATTCTGTTGTCTCACCATTCTCAGACTGATATTGGGCTTTCAACTCCTCCATTTGTTTCTCAAACATTTCAGTATACTCTGCTTGAGCTTTTTTTCTTAATCCTCTAAGAGAGTTGTTTCTTGTTGTTACTCTTGCTTTGTGAGCCTTTGCTCCACCACGTAATTTTGACTTTGGCATAATTGTATTTATTTAATTGTTATTTATTTCTTGATTCATCTGTTCTCGTATTTCATCTAAAGTAATCCCCGGTTCACTATTAATTCGTTCCTTAACCTCATTAGTCAATCTATCAATAATGTCTTGACCCAAATTGTTATCTCTATCTGTAGTTCGTTTACCATTAAACGTTGTTTCATCTTCATCATCCTCATTTTTATAATAATCAAGCCAATCCGGTCTCTCATCAATTTTAATACTTTCAACCTTCTTAATCATCTTTTGAACTTCTGTTTCAGACCCTCTTAACATTTTAGATAATTGAACTTTTCTTTCTATATTTCTAAATCGGGTATAAAAATTTTGAGTGTTAGCTTTATGAAAATTTATATCTATATTATTGTCTTCCAAATAATCTATAATATTAACAATTTCATCACTATCATCACTAATACCCATATCATTTACCAACTGAAAAAAATCATCACACTTAATAATCTTTCTCGTCTCAGTTTTATCTTTCAAAAACTTAATTACAAAGTCACCTAATTTATTTTCCATATCTTAATTTTTTGTTGGTCTATTTTCCTCAAACCATTCTACAATAGCGTTTATTGCCCACACAGCTCCGGATGACAAAATCCCATCAAAGAACCAACTAATCCATAGTGGTGTTCCAAACAATGCTAAAGTTGGTGAGAATACTGTTAATGATAAAAACCAACCCCCGTGAAAGCTAAAACACATCGGACAGGTTAATATACCTGATATGAAGTGGCCTAATCCGTTAAACGGTAATTGACTTTCACCCCAATTTTTAAAGAAGTTTCTTACCCCTTGAAATATTGACCCGTAGACCATAATGTTCATAAGCCCGTAGCTTAATATGAACCAAGTTAAAATGTTAATCATATTTTCTATTTTTTTTAATATTATCCTCAGCCCATAATGGCTGTAAATTTGTGTAATGGTTTAATGATAATAAATCTTCTTCGTTTTCAGATAAATAAAGTGGTTTTATATGGTCTAAATGCCACTCACCATAATTTTCCCAAGACATACCTTCAGTAAACTTACTTTCAATATACAACTTAAAATTTTCTTTATCAAGTCCTATAATATCAAAGGTTCTTTTACTTTTATTTTCACCTGTTAAAAATTCTCGTATCCTATTTCTAAGATTTTTTTTCATTCGTTCTAATGAGTCAGTTTTTAATTTATTTTTTTTCCACTCATTATTTTTATTTCTTTCATTTTTTTTATTATTATAATAATATTGTTTTCTTTTCTCTCTTTCACTTTCAACATTATTCAAATAATATTCTTTTCTATTTATTAATTGTTTTTCCCTAAACTCAGAATTTTCACGATATTTCTTTAATCTTTCTTTTGAAGTCATATGCGGATTATTAGTTAGATACCTATCAATAGTTTCTTTATATTTTTCAGGATTGTTATCTCTCCATTTTTTACTACTCTCTTTAATCTTATCCGAATTTTTACTTCTAAATTCTGAACTTCTTAATTTTTCACACGATTTACAATAAATTGATTTACCATCTTTATTATTTTTATTGTTACCAAAATCACATAACAATTTTTCAATATCACATTTTTTACATATTTTCATAATTTAACCTTTATATATAAATATCATAAAATATAAAATGTATGATGTGTTCGGGAAAAATATTATTCTCCTATATAATGTGTACTTATGTTCTCACCTTCTTCAACTTCACTTATGAATTTTTGGATAGAACGAAATTCTTTTATTTTTTCAATTTGGTCATTTTCAGTTGAGGTCGTTTCAAAACGTAGTCTAGCACTACCATCACCATCTACTGTGACCGGGATAGTTCTGCTAGACCCAACTGAACCTAAAATTTGTATCTTTGTTAGTAATTCAAGTAATTCTTGTATTTCTTCCTTACCACCACTAACTCTAACATTTAAATAATAATTTTCCATATTACATTGTTTCATTTATGTTTGAACCTTTCAAATAGACTGCTCCCTGACTTACTTTAATTGATTCCAATTGTTTATTTATATTTTCAAGGTCTTCAATCCTTGTGTTTTTTAAAGATAGTTCTTTTCTAAGTTTCTGTAAAGTTTCTTGAAGAAGTAATACCTTATCATTTGGTTTTTCTACTTCAACTATTCTTTCCACAATAGTTTCAACCGGAACTTCTTTGATAACCTCCACAATTTTTTCAACAATTATTGGTTCAGGTTTGTCACAAATATTGTCTAAATTTGTGACAGGAACTTCCACCATAACTTCTTTAATAATTGGTTCTTGATTTTCCAACTGTTGTATTTTTAACAACAGTTCATTTATTTTATTTTCGTCCCCAATTTTATCTATATTTGGGACAGGAACTTCCACTATAACTTCTTTAATAACCTCAACTTCTCGGATTATTTCTTTAACTACCTCAACCTCTTTGATAACTTCAACCGGAACTTCC